TCCACCGCGTCCTGCGCCGCCGCGGTTGCACTGCCTGCCGCCCCCTGGGCGCTCTGTGCTGCGGCCTCTTGGGACACTGCGGCCTCCGAAGCCGAATCTGCTGCCGCCTGGGCGTTTGCCTCAGTCTGCTCCACATAGACGGAGAGCTCTTCCCGCACACCTTCGGCGGCGTCTTTCGCTGCAACGTCCGCCGCTGCCTCCGCTGCCGTCTTGGCGCTCTCCGCCCCGGCCTGCGCGTCCGCGGCGGCGCCTTGTGCCGTTTCCGCCGCTTTTTGTGCAACCTCTGCCCCACTCTTGGCACTCTCTGCTGCTTCCTGCGCTTCCTCCGCCTGAGTAGCGCTCTCCTGGGCCGCAGACGCACTCTTCGCCGCCGCTTCAGCCGATTTCTGGGAAGCGTTTGCAATATCCTCCACGGACTTCCGGGCGAATCCCTTTATCTGTGCGCCGGTAATATGTCCTGCTGCACCTTGTTGTTCAGCCACAAAAAAAGACTCATCATCAAGGTCTTCGATAAGAGGCAATTCCCCAATCCGTTTATCCGCCATGTTCTCCCTCCTTCCCCGCCTCTGTAACTATAGATTCCGCTGTGTGGATAATACCAAGCAACTGTGTCCAATTGTTTGGCCCAGATACTGTGATCCTAGAGGCTGCTTCTCTAATTGCTACCGCCATTTGAATAATTTTTTGACTATCCATTACAGACCTCCAATGATATCATTCAGAACATCCGAGATGTGAAGAACGTGGTATCCGGTTATCTCGTCCCCCGGATCTACATCCTGTATCCCGGTAGATTGTATGGAACCTATATTGGTCTTGGCCGCGTTGTAAATCTCGGCGGTCAGTGTGTCCCCGGCGGACACCTTGCACCCGGAGGCGGAGGGAAAGCGCCCACTGTCCGTCGTCCAAAACAATCCGTATGCCTCTCGCATCTCCACAATCTTGTCTATGAAGTCGTTCCATACATTGTGATGGAAGTCATCCGCTGCCCGGTTACCCTGTAAAACTTGGTAGGCGTTACGGGTCTGTGTGTCCGTCGCTGCCCCATTGGATGATGTCCATGACCACGGTTCAACTACAATCTCTGGCCTTGTGGTGGCATAGACCGGAGAAGGCATATAAGGGCCGGTTCCGTAGCTGTTCTTGCCATAGTAGTTAATTACATACCTCTGGTTAGGCTCGAGGCTTGTTAGCGTGTAATTTCTCGACGTAGTTTCCACATTTCGGGCAGTAGTCGTGCTGTCTGGCCGATAGGCGATTACATAAGATGTTGCTTTTGAAATGGCTCTCAGCGTTACTTCAATAGTATGGCTGGTAACTTCGCCCACCGTGATGGAACCATAGCTGGTAGGGTTTTGCGCTGCCGACTCGCAGGATGACTGACAGGACTGACAGGAATTTTGGCAGGATGATTCGCATATCTGGCATCCACCCAGGCAGCCGCTACACTGTCCGCACTGTACCACAGTACATTGCCCGTGGCATCCTTGGCTGCAAGTCTCACCACAGGCCATTCCATCTGTCTCACAGGCAACCTCCGTACAGAAGTCGCACATGGGCATGACGTTTGCACCGGTAAGTTCCCCCTTCAGGTATTCCGGTACTTCGATCAGCTCATCTGGCAACATAGATATGCCACCTCTCTAAAAAGCGTTTGTTTCTTGCCTTGCCCAGCCGCTCCATTAGATAGATTGCCTCTCGGAATAGCAGACGGTTCCACCGACAGCAGATGGGGGGCATATGGTGGAAACTCCCCGATCGAATATAGTTGTTGGCCACGCACCCTCCATCACAGATGCGGTTCAGGGGGCATTCATCGCACCCATCCCCTTCAACCTGTGCGCTATCGTATTTTTGCATAAGTCGTCTCCGCGTCTCATCTACCACCCCAGTATAGATATTTCCAATCACGAATGGATTATCTCCTCGTGAAAAGAACTCCTGACAAGCTAGGATATCTCCATTCAGGTTAATCCCCGCATAGCGCCCAGAACCCAGCCCGCACTTGCCGCAGGCCATACATGAGGTATAGGCGCGGTTTGCCCCCTCTTGGATCGCCTGGTTGTGCAAGAGTATTTTGGGGAAAAACTTTTCAATCTGTGTGAAGTAGATTGGTTCCCATCCATTTTCTAAGCACTCGACATAATGCTCTGAATAGCGCCGAAGTTCCTCCTCCAGTGGCTCAGTGCCGTCCCAATTTGCAAAACTATCCGGCATAGTAAAAAATGTGCGGAAACCAGCTTGTTCTGCAAATATCATATCGTGAAACAAGTCAACTGCGGTCTCCGGTGTTACCGTAGAGCGGAACATCACATCAGGAAAGTATTTCAAAATTAAAGGAAGCTTTTTCCCCAGAATGTCGAAACTGGAGCCGCCATCCTGAAGCGGTCGATTGCGCTCCTGAGTCCGTCTGTCTCCGTCCATGGAAAGCAAGAGCCCTATTCCTTTCTTCCTCATATACTCCGCCCGCTCCTGGTTCAGCAGAGTTCCATTGCTTGTCATAGAAAGGTTATATGCTGGATACCGATCCCGGACATACTCGGTCAGCGGGACTATAATAGCGTCCCACATCAGTAGTGGTTCCCCGCCGAAAAAGTTGATAGACGGAACCCCGTCTCCCGCGTTGGCGGCCAAAAAATCCGCTGCATCTTTCGCTACCTGAAGGGAAATCATATCTGGATGCTGTTCCACAAAACAATAGCGACACGCCAAGTTACATGCATTTGTCAAGTTGAGAAACGCTGAATATATTTTAGGAAGCATTAAGAAAACCTCAGATAAAGTCCTGAAACCTCATTTACGTCATCAAAAGAAACTAATCGTCCATGAAAGGAAACTGATGATGTGGCTTCTACCGACATATACGGACAGTTAAAGCGTAATATGTTATAGCCCGTGACAAGGCTCGCAGTATCTGCATTTCCAGAAATAGTTAATACTCGTTCTCCATCTCCGTTCCATACCACCATCCCAGTGTCCAAGAGCCCAATAATTTGTCCACCCATATCATCTACACCGCCAGCATATATCTCTGCACCATAAATTTTGGCACCATAAATGGTGGGAGCCCCTAGCTCATCCGCTGTAATAAATGTTGTTTGTGTCGCCTCTGCTCTTTGTAATGCTCGAAGTACATTGTTGAATGTAACACTTGCATCCGAACCGTCTATACCGTCTCGTCCGTCTGTTCCGACAAATTGGTAAGGCTCTTCCCAAGTTTTTCCCCCATCATATGTATCTCGTCTGTATTTATCTCCTTCTTGCTGCTTATCATGCCATGGTCCATCCGGAGATGTTGAAAACTGGGACTTGTAAGGGAAGGAATCTCCCCAATAAATAGATCCCCCTTGCATGTTGATGTCCCCGCGAAAAATGTATCTTCCACTGGCCGCATCAAAATAGAGTGCTGCCTGTCCATCGTCATTATAAAAGGCCAAAATATCGCTGTTTAAAATAACCCGGCTTTTCTCTGCACCGCTATTATCTGTTTTGGTAATTTCTAATCCGTTTTTTCGAGTAATTTTAGTGCCATAGTAAGAAGTCCCTAGTGTAACTTTTCGTTTTAGCTCTCTACTTTCTGAGCTCAAATAAGGATATTCATGGTTAATTTCCTTTTCCCCTGGAGCAGAGATGTCGGATAAATTCCCTGGGCCAAATTCTATATCCCGATTTGCTATCATTCCGTAAAAACCGTCAACCGTTACTCCATCCCCCAGTTCCGCTTCTGGAACTAGGCTTGAGCCAGGGGCCGAAAATCCTTGATACACAAATCCTTTTGCTGCATTCAAAATATTATCTGCCATCTTCTGCGTAGCTGATGGGCAAAACAATTCTATTGTGTATCCTGTATCATCTCCAGCTTCGAATGCATTTTCATCATCCCAAAACAGCCGGATTTTACTAACTGGAGGAGTTTTTTCATATTTTAAAAAAGAAGATGCTTTTTGGCCTACATAATACTTGTTATTCATACCAAAATTCTATCCTCTCCAAACACTATGGCACTTCCGCTGTCTTCTATTAAGTAATATGTCTCTGGAGGCATTGCAGTAAAAAGCGGAACCAGCAACAATTTCCCGTCCGCCGTAATAATCCAATTCCCTGCATGGGCCGCTGCTATATGGCATAAAATTTCTCGCATTGTATAATCGTTTGGATATTCAACCACATAACTTTCATTGATAACTGTTCTACTATCAACTTCTACATCTATACGGCTTGCTATATCCGCAACAAGCGCTTTCATCCCCCTTGGCCATTCACCCACATCTTCACTAATCAAGTAAGTTTGTTCGGTTTTCAGCATGGAGTCATAGGCAATGAGATTTTTCCACTGTCTATCTTCACTCCTTACATCAACAAAAAATATACCTAGCTTATGCCAATCTTTTTCTCCTTCTTCTCTACAGAATGGTACAATTTTTGCCATTCTGGGAGGTTCCTCTTTAGGAATAAATGTAATGTGGAACTCAGCAGGCATTGCATTCCCCGCTCCAAAATACTCGAATAACGGCTGCTTTATATTTGCGCTTTTAATGCTATCCATTCCGTACATTATTCCGCCAATTTCTACTTGATACTCGTATGGCATATATTACTCCTCAATCAGTGGGAATGTGATCCCTCCCCATAGTTCATCTCCGTTCCTCTGCTTCATTTGAAACGTAGCCGGGTTGTTATTGGAATACATTTTTCTTGTTGCAATGCTGTTTGTTTGAGGATCTGTATATCGAACCGATACCCATTCCGGCATAATTGCCGTTAAGACTTTACTTGTTTCGGCGGCATTGAGCGGACGGCAGGTAATATCCAGCCGCCGCTTTGTTGCCACCCGATTCCTTCTGAGCTTGCCATCCAAAGTACGACCAGCTCCCTCCCCGTCCACGTCAGACCGTTGCCACTTAACTCCTCCAAATGAAATGTAAGGGACAATATTAAACCCATCAATTTCAAGAACCAATATTGTCACCCTTTCTTCCAATTTAAAATTTATCTGCCAAAAATGCGATTCTTCCTATTTTGGTATTCCGTTACTCGTTCTCCGACCTTATCCCCATCCAGATAAACGTCTCCGCTGTTCTCTTCAATTGCGGAAATGATTTGCTGGCTTATGGCAAACAATGTGCTTATCATTTCTTGATTTATCTCCCGCTGGCCTTCTCTTCCGTCTGTTACTGTAACGGTTCCAGATGTATGTGTATTTATGCTCTTTACTTCTTCCACAGAAAAAGATCTAGAGAGACTACCAATCGAACCAGTTGAAAAAGCACTCACCATACGCTGATTTGTAAGTTCAATTTCCGAAAGTATAGCATCTCTACTATTACCGATTCCTTCGGAAATACCTAGGCCAATATTCAATCCAACTTCATCACGGAACAAGCGAGATGGTGAATGAATTTTTGCTGCGGTCTTTGTTGCCGATAGTGCAATATCAACAAGCCTATCTGCCGCGTTCTTAACTGCCCGTGTGCTATCATCAAGTCCATCCGCAATTCCGTTTCCGACCTGCTTACCTATCCCATTTGCAGAGTTAAATACTTCTGTGTCCTTTGATTCAACTCCCTCAATGAGCCCATTGCTCATATTTATACCGAGAGTTTTTAAGGTTTCTTTTAACGCTGGTGTAACCTCTAGAACTTTTTCGCCGATTGTATCGTTAATCAACGAAATTGTTCCATCAGCGTTTTCTTTCACTTCGAGATTGTCTAACAATCCATTTGCAACAGCCTCATTGATGTTCATGCCAGCATCTGTCGCAGTTTGAAGTGCCTGTAGGAAATTGGGGTCTGTAGACAGTTTTTCTCCAAGCAAATAGTTGATAGCATCCATATCACCGGAAATGGCTGCAAGCATGTTGTAGTCATGCAGGCCCTCAGAAACATACTGCGGGACAGCAATACCTGCGGCTCTAGAATCATCAGCGATCTTTTGGAGTTGTTCTGCTCTAGGCTCCAACGCGGCAAGCGTTTCAGACAAAGCAGCTCTCACTTCTGGAGTAATATCAAGCGTTTGGAACCCAAGTTTCCATTGTTGGTCAACGCTCCTCATAAAATCGCTTATACTATCTCCGACAAGCACTCCGGTTTCATCGGTAGTGAATTGATGGAACGTCCTGTCAAGGAGGTCTTCTACCGGCCGATCAAACGCAGGTTGCGCCTCTGTAAGCGCGTCAGAAAATGCCGCATTAAATTTTCCAATGAGAGGCTCAAAAGCGGTTGCAGATACCTGTGCTTGATTTGCAAAATAAGTCTGCATTTCGTTTTCTATTGCCGCAGTATATTCTTCATAATTACCATCAGTTTGATATTTTAGCTCGATAACCGCCAGTGCGTCCAAATGTGTCTGTTTTAAACTATCAAGCTGCTCTTGCGCTATATTGCCCAATTTCTCACTGACGTCCTTTACACTCTCATATGATAAGTCTCCACCAAGCTCATATACTGCATTGTTGAGCTTTGCTCTATACTCAGCGTCAGCAACCATAGAAAGCATCTGGTTTACCTCAGACTGCAAATCATTGATCGTCTTCATTTCCTGTTCATCAATGACTCCATCGGCAAGTGCATCTAGCATCGTTTGCTTTAATTCCGTCCCAAGACGCTGCATTTCGCTGGAGGATTCAGAAAAATACGTGTTTACGAATGCCGCCATTTCAGTTTTGATTCCTTCATCACTAAAGCCGATGTTGACAGCAAGCGCATACGTTTCTCTCTGTGCATTTAAGAAGGATTGTGCGTCAGCGATCATAGAATCAATACTGTTGCTCAATTCAGCATCATCTACTTCAAAGCCAACGGATACCTTCCAAATCAGATAAGAAAACTCTTCGGAAGATGCAAGATACTTTTCGATTGCTTCTTTTGCACCAGTCTTTGCCTCCACGTACATGTCCAGTTGGATAGAAAGCGGAGATGACATAATCCTTTCTGCCAGTTCTTTGGCTTCTTCCACTGTCAGTTCAATTTCTCCAAACCGCTCTTTTATCTCGTCATCTATTTGTCTCCGGTTATACCCTATGGTAATACTTGCAATGGCAACAGATAACGCGGCTACGATACCAATTGTCCACCCAAGAGGCCCAGTCCCAAAGATAAGGAGCGATCCAGCGATTCCTAGTCCGGCTCCGATAGCTGTTTTTATGGCGTTCTCAAGGTTCAGCCCATTGTAACCAATGTCGTATCCGCCTTGCCATTCAAGCGTAAATCCCGTAATTACAAGCCCGATACCCGCTGCGAGTTTATCGATCTTGCTAAACTTTCCATTCTTAAGATCCTTAAACCAATTCAATACTTTAGGAGTAATTTTCCATGCAGCAAATCCAGCTCCAATAGAAAGGATTGGCCCCAAAATAGATTCCATCTGCTCTTTTATCTTAGATGCCTGTTCTTCCAACCCGGCTAAGAAGTCATACTCGGGAAGGTCGAGACCCAAATCGCCTCCAATTCCGCCACCAGATCCACCACCGCCTCCAGAAGCAGTCGGCTCCAGAATGGTCAATTCATCAATCCCGAGCAACGCCTTTTTCATTTCTTTGGCCGCTCCAGTAGCCCCTTCAATGGCATCTTCCGCATCTGTGGCACCAGATGTCACACCATCCAGCCCGGAATAATCAATCTCAGGCAATTCAAATCCAACCAGAAGCGCCAATGCCTGTATCGCATCAGTAATGACTTCCACAAATGCCTGAACATACGGAATAATCTGCTGTAAAAATGGAATCAATAAATTCCCTAAGGCTCTGGTTAACTGATTTATTTGTTGATTTAGAATGCGCAAAGCATTAGCCGGGGTCTGCACCGTCCGGGCCATATCCCCCATTACGTTCCCACTCTGCTCCATAATCGCTAAATAACGAAGCTGGGATTTTTGCGCTTGGTTCATCGTATTTACACTCTGCTCAATTCCATGTGCGTATGCCACTTCTTGCAGGGTAGCTACGTCAATTGCATAGCCCAAGCGTCGCAGTGGCTCAATTTCGCCTGCAATGCCGGATTGCAATTTTTCCATGGCCTCTTCAATGGAAATGTTATAGAAGGAAGAAATGTCATAACCTAACTGTGTCAGGTTTTTTGACATAAGATTTGCTTTTTCTTCCATGACTCCAAATCCACCAGTTATTTGCTTAAAGACGCCCTGGTTTCTGATCCATTCAGACGGGTCAATCCCAACAGCTTCTTTTACTGCTTCCGCATATTCTAATGCGCTCTCCGCAGCATCGCCCATTGCAACAGTAAACAGATTCAGATTCTCGACATAATCATTGCTCTCTTTTACCCAATCAGATGCAGTACGCGCAATTTGGCGAAATACCACTGAATAGATTCCGAACTTCGCCTGTGCGGAACTAATCCCAGTTCCAAGAACGCCGAAGCTTTTTGCTGCTTTATTGTTCGAGGCGGCGAGTCCGGTATTGCTCTGGATGATCTTCTGAATCCTTATCGGGAAAGCTGAGAACCCGCTGGAAACTTTCTGCATCTCCGTAGCCAGGGGGCGCATTGCGTCCGCCACCTGATTCATCTGAACAGCAAACTTTCCTAAATCTGCTTTTTCTAAGGACTCGCTAATCTGAGGCAACTTTTTAAGGGCGTTGATTGCGGAGGACAAGCCGCTGGACTTCTGGATAGAAGACAATCCGTTAAGTGCACTTGTCATTTCCTTTAACTTTACTGTATTAATGCTGCTGCTATTTATCAGCTTTGCCGCATTTGCAAGTGCCTGCATCTGCTTAGAAACTGTAGTAAGCCCCGCTCCACCCTTTGCCGCTGTTTTCAGGTTAGTCAGCGCGGTAGCCAATGCGTCGATTTTTGCCGCCGCATCACTCGAAGTTGCCTCTATTTCAATTTGCAGACTATCAATATCAACGGCCATGATGCTACCACCTTCTGAAATACGGCACTTGGCAATGAAGCACTTGGCACTAAAGATATAAAAAGCCCCCGCCACCTCATATAAGATAGCGGGGACTTCGATTTACAAGCCCGGTATTATATCTTTGATTACATTGCTGAATCCATATATGCGTCTTGAATTTTTGTAGCTTCTTCCATATAAACATCCATCAGTTTCCCGGCCCATTCTTCATACTCATCATATGATCCGCTTCCGGCATGATAATAATATTCAGCCATTTTGGAAATTCCCTCATTTGATATTTCGGCCAGTTCGCTTATCTTTTCGTTACTTAATGTGGCAAGCCCTTGAAGCCCCTCTGTGTTATTTGCGGCTTCTATTTTGTATTCCTCTATCAATTCCGGAACAGCATCCCTAATTCTTTCTGAATAATCATCCAAAATTGATTGATAATCTTGATACACTGCTTTAGAATCGTCGGCCTGTTGGCTTTTCTGAGTTGTGAATTCTGGAAATTCCTCTGTTTTTTCGCTAATTATCTCTCCGGTTTTCCAATCATACACATCTTCATATGTTTCTGCTGAAGGAGTAATCCAATAATATTGGTCTGTTTCTACGTCTGAAATACTAACAGGGCTCCAGGTTTCGCTTGTATAGAAACAAGAAAAACGCATTTCTATGTCATCACACATAACCTCTACGCTCACGCTTCGCACACCATGGTTTTCCATGTCAGACTCAATTTTTATGTTTTCTTCCCCAATATCTATCCCGATTTTATTAAAAGTTTGTGTGACAAGAGATGTAAATTCATTGTCTTCAAGCAACTCATGGGTTTCTTGGTCCATATCCTCACCTTGACACCCGGAAATCATCAAACCAACCATCAATCCAGCCAAAATAAAAGAAACTAGCTTTTTCATTTTTCTACCTCCGTCCAGAAATTTCAGATATTATCAAAGCAATTCCCTTGCATAACTGATATATCCCAAACGGGATAAGCAACAAAATGAAACATAGCAATTCAATGACGCCTTTATCTGCATCCGTTCTTGTCTTTCGTCTTGTCACATTTCATCCCTCCTCCCCCAAATCTTACCACAACTTGGGGAAGGAGGCAATCAAAATCTCCGCTATCTCATATGAAGTTGGCAAGGTGCAAACCAGGGCCTACCGGAACTTTTTCTCAGCAGCCCTTGCCCAATTCTTAAAGAACAGGGTGGCTTTCAAACGCTCGTTTTTAACTTCCTGCTCGGTTGGTACATCTTTTTTCTTGCCTAGTGGGTATGGTTCCGTTCGGTATGGAACTGGTTTTGTCCCATTTTTGGCAAAATCCCGGAATATCGGAGATGCGTCACAAAGGGCTTCGTAGTTATAAAGGCCCTGTAGCCAGAGCATCATGTTTTCCCGCTCAAGCCTTTGCTTATCAGCTTGGCGGTATGCCTCTACCATCCATACATCACCATACCAATACTGTTCCCAAGTCATGCCGATGGACAGATAGTAGGGGCACTCCGCCTCAAATAGTTCCGTATAAGACCGTGGGCTATTTACAGCTCCACAGTCACCTCTGCGTTTTTTGCCGCATCCTCGTCAGTTGCAATCAGGTGGGTAAGGGCTGCCTGATTGTAGAGCTGAATCAGACGTTCCAGAAGAGCACTTGTCATCCCGCCCATACCATCCAGCAGGGCATCAGTCTGAGACCGGGCTACATTCTTGTGATTTTTCCGGAAAGCATAGTAGAACAGCTCCGGGATTCTAGTCACCGGAAACACTGTCAGCTCGTCCACCTTAAAGCCACGATTCTCAGCAAACTTAACGCTCTCTCTGTTAAAATCAAGCTCATACGCCGTCCCAGTCTTATTGTCAATGACGCGAACGGGCATCACTCTATCCTGAATGCTCACGACATTATCACTCATATGGTATTTCCTCCTCAAACCTCAACGTTTTTCTTGGTAGAAGATCTCAGACTCATACTTTCCAGATCAGTAGGCTTTGCTGCCCACTGAGGCGCACCGGTCGGGGTGATGTAGAGAGTTGTTTCCAGAACAGCAGAGACCTCCATAGCGGGCATACCCATCGGGGAGGGCTGACCCGTGAAATACAGTGCCTTGGTCAGCCCAGGAATCACGATACAGAACCAAGTAGCCTTATTTCCGGCGGCTGCCGTATCATAGGCATCGACAACGCCCTCCCACTCGGTCATAGATGCCTCGGTCAGGTTTGCCGTAAAAGACAGTGCGCCGCCGATGTCCTTCAAGCCTGGGACATAGGTCTTCCACTCCGTCTCTTCCAAGGTCGTTGTTTCCAGGTTGTCGGGCTCAGGGTTCAACTCAGGAATGCTTTTGATTTCGGAGATTTTTTCGTACCCAGTAGTCGGGCGAGTGCCAGCGGTGGCTTCTGCGGCGTACAACAGGGTGACGCCCGCTGTGCTAAGTTGGATTCCTGCCATAAAAATAGTACCTCCTAATTTTTTAGGGAGGCACTTGGCACAGAGGCACTCGGCACTGTCAGCCCTTTTAGTTTGTGTAGATTCTAAAATCCTTGTCCGCTACGCCCTCATACCGGGCGACAATGCGGTAAATAGTGGCATCCTGCAAATTGGACACCGGATTGCACATGGTACGAGTGAATCCCATCTTGGAAAACTCATTGTCGATGGTTTCAATGATATCCTTTGCCTCGGACTTCTTGTACCCTACACTGTTCGTGTAGACGTTTACCTCGTACATCAGCGACACGGCGTTTTCCAAATTTGGTGCCGCTGTTCTCATTTTTTGAAGCACGCTGTTGTCGCTTTCAACGATGGTGACGGCCGGAAATTTTGCGGGGCTGTCTACATATTCGCCAGACACAAAAATTCCTTCATAGGACGCTCGAAGCGCTCCTGCAATTTGACTGAAAAGGAACGATTCAATGTCTATGATACCGACCGCCTCCTCAAATCCCCTTCATAGAAAATGGTTTCGACATCTCGATACCCAAACACGTGATATCTTTTCCATGCTCTTTTGAACGGGAAATTAAATATTCTGCACCACTCAGACAAACATTTTTCTTGCCCATTTATTTTGATTCTGATGTTTGTCGTTTTGTTTTGCGCTTGTAACGCATACGGAATAATAGTGCAGTTTTCAGGAGAATATCCCTTATTTACATCGATTCGTTCAATAGTCAATCCGGGTCTCCACCCGTTTTTTACTGCCCATCCGATAAACACCTGGGAGTCCATCCATTCTTCGCACAAGGTTATTCCTCGTTCTCCGTAAGAATAGAACCGTTGCGACTTTGGGTTTGAACACCTGTTCTTCATGTTCCACCAAGAGTTATAAATTTTCTTGTAATCTGTTTCGCTTAATCCAAACGGGTTCTTTCTCCACTGCACAAAATCCCAACCTTATCTCAAAACCGCTTTGGCAACTGTCAAGAGACTGTCTCTCATGGCCCTGTCCGCATTATAGAATGGCATATGCGGCTTATTGCCGTAGGAGTGCCCCCACCCCTGACCATTTTTGTCTCTTCTTATAACAAGCCTTGGATCATCTGTCGGGAACCACCAGCCATTAGGATCATCCCAATGCCCGTTCCCCGGATATGTTCCTGGGCCAAACCCAAAATCATCATCCCATGGATGCCCACCACCATAGCGTACGCCAGCGCCAAACTCAAAGAACAATATTGCTTGCGATTCGGCGTATAGGACATACCGCCCTTCGCCTTTTTTATCCAGTGTCAAACTTTCAATCGTCTCACCAGAAAACACATGTCCCTGCATGACGCTGTAGGCGACAGAGTAGCCAATCTCGCTAAGCTGCTTTGCGATTTCCTCGCCAGCCCCCTCAACCTTCTTCTGATACGCCTTGACTTCCTTCAATGCTTGGTTGATCGAGTCCGTGCTCAGCTTCAGTTTTATTTTTGGCACTTAGCATCGCCGCCTCAATCTCTGCTTTTCTATCAAACAATTTTTGTTCCGCTTCGTACTCAGATACAGAAACCTTTTTGATAGCGTATTGAATACTATTCTTCCATGGAGCTTTCCGCTTCACAATGTAGTTATACGGGCCGTCAGTATCAGCCCCATCTACCCACAAAACGGAATCCTCATCAATTTGGCAGGCCGTATCTGCGGTAGTTGCCGTTCGATCGTAATCCTCCAGTGAGCCGAACTGCTCCACCTCGGAATTGCCCTTGTTCGGGGAAACACACAGCATAGCGGATTTCAATTCGCTGTAAATAGGGACATATGAGCCGGTCGGGTTTCCATATTCATCTACGATTTCCTCTTGACCCTTGTATAGTTTGAAGAAAACAGGCTGTTGATTCCGGAGCAACGATCTCATGGCTCATCATCCTTTCGCTTGATGATGATTTCTCCAGGGGAAAAAGTGAGTGTCACTTCTGCAAATTCGTCCGGCGCACCATCATGTACATCTAACTTTGATACGCTTTTTAAATGGAATCCATCAATAGAAATATCACAAATATTCACACCGGAATATTCAATAACGGTTTTGTGTCCATTCGGATGAACCATCATCCCACCACCTTTGCAACTGGCGTCACTTCCTGCAAGAGCGATTCAGAAATCCAAGAGGACTCCCAAGCCCGACTGATGGAGTTTTCCCCATGACTAAGCTGTCCCTCTGCTCCGATTCTGTTGTAGAGGTCAAGCGCACACCTGAACTGCAAATCAAGATACCGGCTCTCCAGTTCCTCCGGCCATTCCTGGAACGGATACCGTCTCGCCATGATCGCCGCTTTTGCGCTCTCCAGGCAGTCCTCCAGGATGGCCTCGTCCGGCTCATTCGTGCGGAGTTTCAACCTCGCCAGATTGTCCATTGTCCGCCCTCCTAGGTCTACCCGGCTTTTTAGGTGCGGCGGGAGGCGGCGTCGGTTCATCCAACACCGTCCCGTGCCGCTTCATCATATCCGCGTCTTCGGCCTTGATAGAGACCTGGGCACCAACTTCATAAAACCGGCCACCATAACACACGCGGTAATTTGGAATAAACTTCATGCTGCCTCCCGCTTTTCTTAACTCTCGAATGTAGCTCCAGAGAAATTGAACGTCACAACGCTTTGGTTATCTACCAACACTTCGAAAGCATCGGTCTTCGTAACCCGGAAAATAATATCCGGGTCAAATGCAATGTCCTGCTTAGTAGGTGAACCATTTTTCTTGAAGGTCATTTTGCTTCCGGTCTTAGTCAGGTGAAACGGAAAGTAATAACCTTCTTGCTCGTCCGGCTCAGAACTGAACTCGGTGTATCCGTCACATGATGGAATGTACCGACTACAGATCCATCAGCCTTGACCGCCAGGTCATCTCCTACCAGCTCGGACACCTGCTTCCACAATAGGGTCTGACTGCCGGGGAAAAGGCTTAGAGTGTCAGACCCGATCATCCCCCCAGGACGTTGAGCACAGCCACCTCGTCCATACGCTCGAAGGAGGGCAGGACGATTTCAGACGCGAAGGTGTTGATGTTTACAGGATGCTCCTGGAGAATACGGGTAATCGCAACACCTGTATTCACAATGGAAACCTCTGCGCTGGACGCTCCACGCAGATCCGCCTCTTCCGGAGTTGTTCCATACCAAGTGCCACCGAGTGCGCCGTCAGGAATCAGGCAGACATACCCATTGGGCACAAATGCATGGGCTACCTTGCTCTCGTCCCGGTACTGCTTGTCGTAAATGGCAATCCGCAGACCAGAAGTAGACTCCACAACCGCCTTTACTTCGGCGTCTGTCAGATAGCCAAGAGACAGGCCATTAGTGGTCAAATAACGATTCTTTACTGCATCCGTCTTGGAAAGCAGATTGAACGTGTAAGAGTTCATAATGGCGACCGTCAGTTCAGTTCCAGTCTTAGATCGGATAGCGTCTTTGACTGTCTTGAACGCCGCAAAGGGGTCAGCCGTAGAGGGCTTGTCCCAAGTTGCAGTATCAGTCAGTGCGGTGTAGTTGGAGGTCTTCCAAGAACCGTCTGTATCATACTTGTACGTGTAATTCACACCGTTTGCTTTAATGGCAATACCAACGTCTCCACCCTCGGGGAACAGGAGCTGCATAATCATCCGCTCGGGCACGACATTTGCACCGTCAACCAGATCTCGGGTATCGTCAAATACACGAGCAATCACTTCGGCAGCGTAGGGGTCGGTAGACTCCTGCACCCGCAGCATCTCCTGCCGGTCCTTCTCTTTGATCTTGTATCCCTCACGGAAGAAAGGCATCTCGGTCTCCAGCTTCTCAAATCCAATCCGATCACGGAAGGTGGCCTTCGCGTCGAATGCGGAGGGCATCAGAGAGACAGGTAGCCCACGGGAGCCTTTCAGCCAGGACAGGTCAAGGCCGGCCTTCTTGCGGGCAGGGAACAAGGTCGCGCCCAGATAAGGAATCTGATTGGAGGCAACCTCAATCCAGTTGGCCGCAATCGCAGCAGGAGTAAAAACTTCTCTCAAATCCATTATGTATCCCTCCTTACTCGTTCACGCCAATGTTGTCACGCAGAATGATACCGGGCACAGCAAAAGTATCATCCAGCGTAATGCTCGCATGGGACTCGACTTTCTTTTTGTCCACAACTCCCTGTACCAGCAGAGCGCCATTGGGATTCTCGGTCGGGTCTACATCATACAGTAGCATACCCACAGCGGTAGCATAAGAGGTAGTAGCCACCTTCTTCCCAGCAGTAGTCATGGGCATACCAGCAGGGACGGCAGCGGTTTCCGTGACACAAATGGGGATCGTCACAAAATCGTCAGCGGCCAGAATCTCAATGGTTCCGCCAACAGAAGTCTTGGTAAACTTCATCTGTTTCTCTCCTTTTCAATCAAAGGTAGTGTTTCAAACCTTCGTTTGCGTTTTTGAGGGCGTCGGCCCGCTGTTTGCCCAGATTCTTGGCAAACTCCACGGCCTCGTCCTTCTCTTCATTCCCACCACCAGCACCGCCAGGTTTGGGGTCCTGCTTTACCAGATCAGCCCGCAGTTTTTTCTCATAGGCGGCGTTGGCTTTCTGCTGGTTCTCAAAGACTTTCTTCATGTCGCTTTCGGCCAGCGCTTTAGCCGTATCCTCCGCCAACTTTTCATCGAAACCCGGCATGGCAAGGTAACTAGCCTTATAGGTGGAGATTGTCTTTTCAGTCTCCAGCTCTTTCAGTTTAGCTTCCATCTCCGCCCACTTCGCCTCGCGCTCGGCGGCGGCGGCTTCGTCCTCGGACAGCTTGCCTTTAAGCGTTTTCTTGGCCTCGGCCAATTCAGAACTCACTTTGTCAAACTGCGACTTCTGAATGTACCCGGACAGGTCAACCTTCTCTGGTACTTCCACTTTCAGCAGGGCTTCCACCTTCTGCTCGGCGGTCATGCTGTCAAATCCCTCGATACCTTCAGTGCTAATGGTCGGCATAATCAATTCTCCTTTGCGTTTTTGTTAAGTAGTGCGTCTCTGCACCCATGTTGTGCGCTTTTTTATCCTCACATCTCCGTGAGCTTGCGCTTTAACGTCATCTCCGACGATATTCAAGCGGATGGGCCGCTTAAATTACTTTACCAGTAAGCCAATTCTCCTAATTGCTTCATCGGGTGTATGACCATCCCATTCAGGCGCAAATTCCAACTCTTTTACATGGAACAAATCCCAATAAGGAACAACATCATAGTGATAAGTTGCCTGACCGTCCGGCGTATCAATTCCGACGATAAACATCCCTTTATACATGGTTCCGTCGTGGTGTTTTCTTGCTTTCCATGCAATATTTGGCCGAGAATTGCAAATTACACTGAATAAGATGGCTCGATGATGATATAACTCATTGAATGTATGAAACCCGTCAGAAACTTCTCCTTGCACAAACGGAACAGAACGCAAAATTTCTTTACCGCAGTCAGGGCAACGCCAAACGCTTCGCTTCCCTCCAGCAAGATTTATTTCATCTCCTGTAATGTTTCTTACAAACTCAAGTGGCTTATCTAAATGCTTACAGAACATAAATTCTCCTTATCTCACAGGCTCAAAAACACATCTGCATCTCCTGTGCTTAGGCGGTATCGCGTTGATGGAATAAATCTTCCCATTTCTCTCCCGGCAAGTTTCGCACACTTTTTCATCCCCGGCAGTCACCCAGCGAACCCTTTTCACACCGGCATCACGGTAGGCTTTCAGCGTGGATTCATCTGTCACAATATCTCCATAGGTGGCGGTCAGGTCAGCCCAATAATGAAGCCCTCTCCGAAACTCCGTCACCTTCGCTGTGCTGGAATTGATACCCTCAATGGTGTAGTGCATCTTGCGGTCAGCATCGTTGTCGTAGATGACCTTTGTCACAGCGTTATACCCCGCCAGCAATGCCAGTAACCACGCTAAATCAGGTGGTTCCTTTCCGTGCGGCTCGGCCTCCTGATACCGCTCCTGCGCCAGTTCAAGAAAGACATCTTGGTTGTCCTTACGTAGCTGGTCATATAGCGTCCGGGTGACTTCCAGCACATTGAGTTCATCAAATTTCGCCAGCGCCGCTTCGTCTTTGGCGTCCTCAAACCGCTTGACCGCCCTCCTATTCAAAAGGTCGATGGCTTTATCGGTGAGGTCATAAGGGTTTTTGTTTTCCAAACAGTTCATCCCCTATGCGGTTGTATTCATCGAGAATTGCATCAAAAGCGGCATCCCATTCCGGGCCATGTTTAGCGTCATATCCAACGGCTACATGTGCAAGTTCGTGTGCAAAAATTTCTGTTGCGTTTTCAATGTCCACATTCGGGTCTACTAAAATTTGAATTTCTCCATCATCGCAGAAATTTGTGAGACCATACGCCTTGTCTCCATCGTCTGCTTTCAAGTCAGGCTCAAAGTAGCACTCGCACTCTTTTCCAGGATAAAGGCTCTGAAATGCTTGATATACCATGCTGAACGGGTCATTCCGAAACGGAGACATCATTGTTTCTTTCCTCCGCAGTTATATTTGTGTCCCTGTTGGTATTCAGTTCATCTCTCAAACTCCGCTCCATCTTGCGTTTCTGTTCCTCGTACCAATCCATACTCACACGGTATGCAGATTCGGGGTCGCTGAATAGCCCACTGTACTGGAACGCCAACTTCGGATGAATTTTGCTATTGTTCAGCATCTCCGCCAGAACTTGCGCCTTGGACTGGATATTGGACAGGTTCTTGCGGGTGAACTCCGGCTTGATGTCTGCCAACTGCAAATCCAAATCGCCAGTCTCACGGCAGATATACAGCACCAGCCGCAGGAACTCCCGTTCCGACCGCTCCCATGTCTTTTCCGTGTCCTTGGCCCGGCTCTCAGCGGCAGACCATCCATCTCGGTAAATGACCGCCTGCCCAGTGTCGCTGGTAGAGGAACCTCCGTTCCGGTTCGGCATCCCGCAGATGGTCAGGTATGCGTCCTCCAAATCGTCCACAATGGTCTGCGTGTTGGTCTGGTTCAGTTCAGAGGCGATGCGGTATACTTTGGCCTCCATACCAGCCTGAACGCTTTTGATAGTAATTGCCATCCCGCCCTTTGCCAGTTCCTTATATTGACCGTCCTCTAACTCACAGTTTTGGAACACATCAAAGGCGTTGACGAAATCCTGAATACTGTCAAGCCGGTTGGATTCAATCATGTTGATTGCGTTCAGGATTGGGATGACCGGCTCAAACGCACCCATGCGGGCGTCATTGTTCACATACTCCACAATAGGGATGTAGGGGATGGTACGGCCCTCCTGCTTAGTGATCTGACCGTTCTGCACCTCGAAATACCATTCTGGGGTGTACACGCAGAAGTAGGGCTGTCCCTCATCATCTACCTGTTCCAGCACACCAGCGACCTTTTTCTGCCCTACTCCGCTATGGTAGATGCAAAACGCCGCTCTTGGGTCAAGGGTATATATGGATGCCGGGGACCCGTCTTCTTCTCCGACTTCGTCAGTGAGGACCATGCGGACCGCAACACCGCAGATGTGCATCCAGTCTGCCAGCTCTTTGTCGAGAGTGTCTTTGCTCTCGGCTCGCATATATTCATTCAATGTATTCACATTAGAAGAAATATCATCTTCTCCGCCGTTGGACACATAACGGATTGGGCCATCCAGAAGGTAAGCAGACTTGAATACCACGATTTCGTTCGCCCGGTTAATCATCACCTTGTTGTTGATCTCCGGGCGGACGATTTTATCTTTCAGCCGGATGTCCTGTTTGCCTCTGTAATAGTCATACAAATAGGACATTTCCGCACTGTTGATGCGATGCACGGCCAGTGCCTTGCCCAGCACCTCCACCACATTTTCCGGGGTAACTTTCTTTTTGGCGGTGTAAATTTTTCTACGCCCAGTCAGCCCATTGACCGGCCACTCGGATATAGCTCGAACAGTATTGTTTTCAGTCACTCTGTCACCTCCAGACAAACAAAAAAGTGCCAAGAACAGACCCATATAAGGTCTACTCTCGGCACTCGGCACGCTTCGTCCAGGCATTGCCCGGAGGCACTTGGCACTAAACTATATATTCTCAGGCGCTTTTATCGCCTTTTAACTCAATCTTGATGTTTTTCTTGCAAGCCTTACAGTATGGATAAACTATACCAGTTGTTTTGCTATCCACCTGCATCAAAAGCCGCCCTTTTCCATGATTGATGCCAGCAGCGGCACAGACCGGACAATAAATGTCAATCTTCATTCAGTTGGGCGACTCCTTTCTAATTCTGGTGGACCATCTTGGAATCGAACCAAGACCAAGCCCTTATGAGGGGCCCGCCCGACCATCGGGCCAATGGTCCAGATATACCCCTTTCGGGGTATGCTGCGGGGTTGGTCAGGCTTGCCGTGGGCCTGTATGTAATCCGCTGTGCGGTATCACATCACAATCATCAAGGCTGTATTACAATCAGCAACCTATTTCCGTTTCTGCTACTGACGCTTAGACACCGCTGGTCGGTCTACGTTGCCACACCTTTCCATCCTCACCTCACATACTCCATCCATAGGAACAGCCTTGATAATCACGGTACATCTCAACCCCTCCGCTGGTGTCGTCAGTCGGAACCGTTCATCTTTATAGGGCCGGGGTCAGCCAAAAATAATTTTTTCACCTTGCCGCTTTCGCACAGCGCACAAGGAAGGCCCGTCTGCTTTTAGCCTGTGGTGCCATACATCTGGTGCCACCGCCCGCCTCAAGCGGCGAGGAGCGGCATATGGCGGACAGTAGGTTATCCAGCCGCCCATTGGCATTTAATTTAATCGCGCAGTGCCTCTTTTGCTTTCCCTCTGCGTTTGGAGCCGAGAGACGGCATTGAGCCGCCACACGTCCGCGACGTAATGGGCCGCCGCTTCCGCTTCTGCTACTGCACTCGGTATATGTGCGCTTCCCGCTTAGATTGTCACGCCCTAGCCTTGGTGGCGACATCATGATTAGCCACTCGCAGGGTAGTTTTCAGCGGGATAGCGCTGGTAGCTATCGCCCTACACAAGCGTCCGGCTTCCACGGATGGGAGCGACCCAATATAGCAGGCGGACTGAGTTGCACAGCCTGGAGATCACCCTGCTTCTGGCTCCTGCATATCGGCGGATTCCGTCTCTACACGCTCCGCCGGGCGCAGCCGCTTTCTATGTGTCGGCACACCGGGGCAGGTCATAGCTGCCACCGCTTTTTTAGCTCCGCCCCCATGACAGGCGGCTCGCGTCTTACTCTTCCCAGCGCCTAGACGCTCCGGCAGTCTGGTGTAGTGTCTTTCCACCGTCAGCTCCGTGGCCTTTGGAGCGGTTTAATAAGTTGGCTACCGCAAAAAGTGCGGGTCACCAAGCCCTCGGCCGGAATCGAACCGGCGTCCACTATGCCAAATCAGGGTATCGCTCTCACCATTGAGCTACAAGGGCATATTGCACACAGTAGGGGCAGCGGCTGCACCGCCGCCACCCCGCCCGTGTGAAGGAGGCTGGAAAAGAAACCTGGCGGATATGGGCAAATATCTATCCTCCTTTATTATACCACAATATATACGATTTAATCAAGGCATTATACACAATATTTTGTGTTTTAAAATGGACGGCGGAACACCTCTACTTTGTTCCCTTCGAGTTGCTGAACATACTCAGCAAACATTGCCCAAGCATCAGGAACATCATCATGCTTATTTTTACCTGCCATCGTATACCCGCAAAGGAAGTTGAGCATCCTTCGATATTCCTTGTCCTTCTTTATGACAGAGTTGTCTTTGAACAGCACATGGTCTTTCACCCACGGCGAGTTCACTATGATTTTTGTTTCCTTTTGCTGTGTCGTATATTTTGTGGTGATTTTCGCTATACCGCCAGCTTCTTTAACTTCTTTCTGAACTTTTTCTGCTACTTTCCCACCAGCGCTGTTGCTTTCAAACTGGCCCATTTGAGCCTTATGCTGAAGGAGCTTTGACACCAGCCGCGCCTCTACAACCTCTGGATTGCTGTTGTCGCATACTACGTCTTCACAATAGAAGTCATTCCCGTACTGGTAACAAATTGGCATGACGCAATAATCAGTGCCCTTGTCCTTCGTATCGCACACAAACAGGATTGCATCTGGTTTCCCGTCAGGAAGCTCAAAATACCTGCGCAGCTCATCTTCATTGTATAGCTGTCCTTCACGCTCAATGGGCTGAGTCATGTATAGTGCCCTCCAGGAAGCATCGTCCATAACATCTCTCTGATTGTGATAGAATGCCGTGGTAAACCCAAGTCCATACGGATAATCAAAATTACTCTCATCATTTTCATCCAGAGCAGGTAGGTGGATAAACTCTGCCATTGGGTCTTCTGCATGGGCTAGTTCAAGTCGGTCAATGGGGTCATGTAACGTCCAAGGTGTTTGGACAAGAAGCTGGACACAATCTCCGATCATACGCTGCATGAGGTCTGTATAATACTGCTGCCAGAGCTTGTCCATGCGCTCTTTACTCATTGCGGACTCAATATCAGGTACAAGGTCATCTGCTACCAGAAGATTCGAAGCGCGTACTTTGCCCGCGTTACCAGATCCAATGGACGAAAACTCAAAGGTCTCAAACCGCTTTCGTTTCCCAAGATCAATTCGCATATCTTGGGCATTTGTTTTGCAAACTTGAACAGATAGGAAAATATCTTTCCACAAATACTCCCCTTTGGGGTCTAACATCCGCCCAACTTCTTCATAAGCCCCACGTAGGAATGAGTTTGAGTGCGAACCCATCAGAATGCTTAAATCTGGATTCTTTAACCCCTCCATCACCATGAACATCAATTCAATGGTGGTCTTCCCGACGCCCGGGGGAGCCATAACACCCAAAATGCGTATCTTCCGTTCAGATAGCCGCTGCATAGCTTGAACAACCGGAAGTAACTGCTTTCTGCGTGGCATATAAAACTTCTTTTTCGGCTCTCTATCCCACTCAGCATATCTTATCGCCGCATCAAAATCATACGGCGCATCAAACAGCAGACTCCGCTTGTTCAGCTCGAACATACGGAGGCTTTTTTGTTCTGCGGCGAATCTTGCGGACAGCCGACGTACTTCCTTGTTTCGCTCATGGGCCAAGGTAAAATCTTCTGGTTCTAGCAGCCGCAACGTATCAAAGGCATCAGATAACGCAGACGGGTCGGAGAGGTCACGCTTGAACGCCCTCTTCACCAGCTCCCGAATTTCCATAAAAATAAAGTGCCTCCTATCCTTTCAGATAAAAGGCACTTGGCACTGTTCGCTCCATCTGGAGAGGCACTTGGCACTACAATTATTCAATCTTCCGCCGGTTCCGGGTACGGAATCCAATGAGTTACTTCATAATCCTTTCCAAGCCCTTCCCAGTAATCTCCAACAGCATCCGCAAGCTGTTCCCATTCTTTGTACTCTGGATTGTATCAGACATCAACCCAGGTCTGCTTTCCTCCATCATTGACTCTTACCGTCACCATTACCGGCTCCATATCTGGCGGCATCCTATCACAGCATTTGATCCAGTCCATATTTCTCTAATAGCTCCCTCTTCTTTGAATCATAAGCGGCCTTCGCGCTTTCAATAGACATAAAACCCGTCTTTACCCAGCGCTCTCCGGAAACCTGTACGGCTGCCCGGTATGTTTTCCCGTTTTTCTCCGGCATAACACCACGCACACCAGTTTTGCTTCTTAGCATCGCTTTGTCTGTCTTCGCTGCCGCAATATCTGCGCGCTTTATGCCACCCGTTTTTGCAAACTTGGCCTTAACGGCAAGTTCAGAGTATTTTTTCATATTCTCGCTTTTGTATTGCTGGCAGCCACATCCCTTTGGTTTGCTTCTTATCGTCTGTGCGGGGAACTCCTTTTCGAAACCGCACATGGAACACTTGCACAGATACAGCGCGTTCCCGTGTTTGTCAATTCCGGTTCGCTTCAATACAGTCAGCGCACCATAGGTTTTCCCGGTAAGATCTTCCGTTTTCTCACGCTTATTGCATCCACAATCTTTCTTTGGCGATTTTTTATCGGTTAACCGTTGCCCCTCAACGACGCACTCATTTCCGCACTTGCGGCACATGCACCGCCAAAGCATGGCGCCTTTGGGCGAGCGCCCAGCGGGTTCTATTACTATCAGTTCCCCGAACCTTTGACCGGCGAGGTCTTTTATCTTTCCCATCAGAAACACACTCTTTTTGTTTTGCGCGGAATTTTTCTTGCCTACATGTCGTCCTGTACTTTCAAGATGTATTCTCTTACAGAGCGAAGGGCCTCACCTTCTGGCCCAGCCTTAAACGACCCGCAAGCCTCAATTTTCTTGTCAATAAAACCCAAAATCTGATCCAATATCTTACACTCTTTACACATAGTCAATACCCCCTTGTTTTATCTGGAGGCGTGTGCTATATTATCCTTGTCAACACGCCTCTGATGTGTTCTCATTCAGATCGCCGCTTCCTTTTGACCGAGGGCGGCGGTCTTTTTTTCTGCTCAAATTATACCATTGGCTTTTACTAATGCCCATCTGCTTACAGGCGGCCTCCACTGTGATGGAGCCGTCTTTTTTTATTTTTTAGGATATTGTCGTTTTTGGCCTACCAGCGGTAACTTTCGGCGTGGTTAATGCCTCGTATGGTGTCATGCCCATTTTCTTAATGCGGTAAGATACAAAAGAAAAGCTCAATCCGTATTGCTCGCACCAATCAATGGCCGACTTCGTTTCTCCATTAATCTCCCATTCCAGTTTCCGTTTCCTGCTCCGCTTTTCGGTTGGTCTTGCGGTAAATGTATATTTCGGATGTTGATTGTTTGCTTGCGCCTTTGCATCAGCCCACCTACAATTATCTGGTGAGTCCCCTTTGTCGTTATCAATTCGGTCTATTGATAAATTATCGGCATACCCATGCGACAGAGCCCAATCCCTAAACGCAAACACATCCTCTCTCCATTCATCACAAATGTCTATTCCTCGCCCACCGTATGTTTTCCACGCATGGTTTTTGTGGTTATAACACCGCTCTTTCATTCCGCTCCAAATTCTGTATATCCTATCTTTTGATAATCCATGTGTACTAATAAGGGACTTATGATGAATACAATCTGCTTTTCCACAACTCTTTATTTTCCCATTTTCAAAAAGCACCGGATTTACTTCAACTGATCTACCGCAATCACATCTGCACACAAACATCTTTTTGCGTTTTCCAACAACGGTTAGATGGTATTTTCGAACACCTCTCCATTTTTCTATATCAAACTTTCCTCGGTTTGTTTGGCAAATACAAACCATAGGATTTTCTCTCAACAAAAACTTTGGAGCGTGGTAATTCTCTGCACCACAAAAGGTACATCTCGTTTTCCAGCCGAATCCCGTTTTATATCCAATTATCTCCCAGCATCCAATTTTCTGCCCAATCCACTTTGGGTTGCTTGGCAAATTTTCTCTTTTAATCCTTGCGGTTTCCTTTTCCGCTGCTATTCTTTTTCTTGTTTCACACCCACAAATCCCTTGATTCTTCCCTTTCGCATAATCTTTCCCGTTATGCGTGACTTTCTTCCTTCCGCACTTCTGACAGGTTAGCTCCCACATCTGTTTATGTGTTTCCCAATCATACCAAACACGGGTAACTTCAAAATCGCCGTACACTTTCCCGATTCTGTCAGAATAAAACTGATCCTGCATTTCAAGAACCTGTTTCTTGTTTGCCTCGTTAAACATCCCCCTTTTTTACCCCCTTTTTGTTTCGGCTCTCCAGCGGAGGCAACCCGTGTTCCGCCCGATACTTCGCAACTGCCTTATAGTAGGTGTTTGGACGCAACCCCAACTTTTCCATCGCCCACTTGTTCGTCCTCCCATCAGACAGAACTTCTTTGTAGGCTGCATCGAAAGCCACCTCATCTATTTCAATCGGCTTTCTTCCTTTATATGCGCCTCTGTCCTTAGCAAGAGCAATCCCTTGGGCCTGCCGCTCATGCGTGTTGATTCTTTCCTTCTCAGCCACATACGAAAGAACTTTCAATACAATATCAGCAATCAGCGTTCCTGTGAGATCGTTCGTTTTCCTGGTATCCAAAATGGGCATATCCAGCACAACAATATCTGCTCCGATCTCCTTCGTGATATGTTCCCACTGTTTTCCAGTCTCAGTGTAATTTCTTCCGAGCCGGTCAAGGCTGCACACAAAAACCGTATCACCCTTTCGGATTACAGTCATCATCGCGTTCCATTTGTCCCGGTTGTAGTCCCGCCCGCTCTCTTTATCAATGAAGATGTACCGCTCCGGCACTCCGGCCTCTTTCAGCATTTTAGTCTGCCGCTCCTCATTTTGGTCTTTCGAGGACACCCGCGCATATCCAACACAAATGCTCTCAGCCATCCCATCTCGCCTCCTTTTGTTTGCAAATTCATTATAACAAATAATTTTGTTGTTTGTCAACATGTTTTTTGCTTTTTTTAATTTTTCTGTGGTAGGGGGGCTCAGGTGGTGGGTGGCCGCCCTGTCCTATCCCCCGGGGGTGCCCGGCGGCCCGTTATCCTTGTAATACCTTGATTATCTGGGGTATACCCATACCAAACAGCCCACATATATATAATAATAATTTGGCACAAATCGCAACTACTCAAAAAATAAATAAAAATATTTGTAAATTCTGTTGACTACATCAAGCAAATATGTTATCATATAATCACAGCAAGGGAAACCGCGCTGAATCTACCGGGCAGGAGGTAACGGAAATGGAGATTGATAGCATGACCCAGACCGAGTTAGCATCCTATCTTGAAACCCTGGCGAAGCTGGTAGAGGCCACGGCTAAGGACGCGCAGGACGCGGCCCGCATTATCCGAGAGGCCATCCCCAAGCAGTAAAAAAGATAGCCGCCCAGCCCTGAACAAGCAAGCGACTATCTAAGACCCAGCGGAGGCGGTTAGAGCCTGCCATCTGGCCGCCTCCACTATAACACAACTGGCAGGGAAAAGCAAGGCCACAGGCCGGGAGGCTTAACCATGAAAATAACTGTAGATATTGCGGGCCGCTTTACTATCGCAGATCAGACCGCTGAATATCTGGCCGTTGGATTTATCGGCTCCGCATGTGCTGACCGACTGACCCCGGCACAACTTAACCATGTGCGCGGATTTTACGGCATGACAGGCAAGCGAACGGAAGTCTGGCCGTCCTACCCTGTAAAACTCAATCGCAACCACTACAACGACTTTTTGATTATCTACCGGTCTTGACCCGCCCGCCGGAGAATGGAGGTGACCCTCGCATAATTATCCTGTTTATTGTCCTCCTTCCATTTATGGTGATCTGGGAGACGGCGAAAAAATCTTGACTGCCCCGATCGGGCGCGATACAATCAACACAATGGAGGCCCCGCGCAGGGGAGAAGGGAGAGCAAACCATGAAAAAGCTGACTGCTAAAGAGGTATTCACTCGCGAAGCCTATGAGGGGCTGACAGCAGAAGAACGCCGGTCGGCGCTAAAAGTTGAACAAGCAAAAGAGTATAGCGGCTGGAGAGCCTACCCTGACACTTGTGCCGAGCTGGTGGACTTTATCCCGGATGATTGGTGGAGCAAGTACCCTGCCCAGCATATCGGAGAGGTTATGTCTCTGCTCAAATCCGCTATTGACCTGGGAGTTGACAAAGGCCGCCGCGAAGTGTAATATAAAAGCGTCGGGAGGCTGAGGCGCAGCTTTCTGGTGGGCCTCGACCCTGGCCCCACGGATTGAAATATAGATATGTATATTAATACGGCAAGAAGAGAGAGCTTACTAAGTAGGCTCTCTTTTCTTTTCCGATGGAGGCATCCGCCGCGCCGGATGTTAACTTAGATACCACCCGCCCCGCTATGGGGCGGTTTTTTTGCCCTCCAGTCCCTCCAGCGTGTCCGCCCATATCCCTACACTCCCCAGCAACTTCCCGCTGCTTGCGTGGCCTCCTATGGTCTCCAGGCGGCATTTTTGCGCTTGTGTCCAGCAGGGTGGAACAGACCTCAAAAAAACAAAACCTCCGTAAAGACCATTTGCAGGCTCTTAGAGCTGTTTTATTGTCTTGGAGTGTCCCTATATTCCAATACCATAAAACTCCGTATATCGGCCCACAGAACGCCAAACAGAGCACAAAGCAACCCCGGCCCGCTCCGTCAGGAGCAAGCCGGGGCCTTATCATTTGTTCTGGGCCAAGGAGAGGACGGCACAATGCTCTTTATCGGCGTCCCACCAGGCGCAGCGGGGGCCGTCACAACGCCCGCCGATATACTCCACGCGGGGCATCTTGCCGTCGGCCTGGAACTTAATCACGCTAGTTTTCAGCGTTGCGGCCAAATCGGGCACGGGGTCTAGGCTCCAAAGTGCCAGCCCTGGAGATTGTGCAGCCTTTAGTGGGCACAACTTCCCGCGCGTGAGGCTGTCATAGTCGTTGGCCGCTGTGTCCTTTTGGCATCGTCTCATAAAGTCGATCACAACCGGACAATCTTCTTTCCCACACATAACGCCGGATGGATGGCAGCAAGAATAAAGGTTTTCTCCATTGTCTACCAAACCAGTAATATCTACCAGATAGTCGCAAGAGAAATTCTGTTTCACAGTCGCTACTCCTCCACCACAACAGACCCGGCAATCCGTTCCTCAAGCTGCTTTTGGTCGGGAGAGTCGCCGAGAGGTGTTCCAGGCGTGAGAGTGATTTCTTGGCGGTCTGCGTAATCAAAGTTGTTCTTCCCCAAAAAGATTGCAGAAACCGGGTTTACCTTACCATTCAGGATGTAATACTCCCATAAAACCTCAAGTTTTCTGTACTCTTTTTTTATCAAGTCCCTTGTCGCAGAGCTGCATTCAAGGTTTCTCCCGACAACATCATGAGTAATTTCCCATAGTCGCCGCCTATCAAGTCCAAGCACATCAGCCATACCAGATACCTGTGGCTTTGTGTCAAAGTCGATGCAGAGTTGCCAGAACTCGTCAATTCTCTGCTTTACAGCATTCTCGTCAGAGAGGTCAACTCTATCAAATTTGTTGAGGGCTTGGATAAACATAGTCGCTTTGCTGTTATCTCCCGGCTCCGCAAGTTCATACCCGAACTGCTGTAGGTCTGGACGGTTTCTTTTCCGTTTTACGACCTGCTCCATAGTCACATCATTCTTGTTCAGAGTTGTCACCTTCTTTCGCAAACCCAAACCTCTCTCTTGCCCTCTTTGCCATGTTTTCCCGCTGTTCGTCCGATAGTTCCTTCGGAGCGCGGACTTTAATCCACTTCTTTGGGAAAGTATATTCCCTCACACCTCCACCTGTTCGAACTACAGTAATTTCTTTGTGTTTTCCGGCAAGTACATCTAATCGGCGAATCAGGGCACGATCCATCGTATAGCAGGATGCAAGAGGCTCTTCCTGATTGTAGTTGTAGATAGTTTCCATTTCGTATTTTGTTAAGTCCAATGTTCGTTCCTCCATTCGAGAAAGGACATCTTCTTGAAAATCATAGTCGCCATGATGTATCTGATAGTCCCTGAGTTGGTCAGGAAGTAGAGTTTTGATAGGATTGGGGAAATGTCTTCAAAGTAAGGCTCCCAAGCGGGATTGCTATATTTCATTTCCCAAACACCGCCTTCATATAGTCGCTGGTCAGGTAAAGAGCCTCTTTCTGGGAGAACCCCTGTTTTATCAGATTGTCATAGAATACTTTGAGCATTTCGGACATGGATCCTACTGCATTAAGTAGACTTGAAATATCTTATTTCATTTTTATTTATAATCCCCCTTTATATCATAATGTAAAATAATCGTTCTGTCAAGCCTCAAATGCTTTCTTTGCTAATTCCTTAATTTCTCCCGCCGTATACTTTCTTGCTCCCCTGTCCGTTTCAAATCCCTCCTTCGGCGGGTCTGGGAGGGGCATCCAGTGGGTGACACCGCCCGGCTCTCTTTCTCCGTGTGGTGTAATGACACGCCACTTCTTTCCCATGTCACTATGCCAGCCCATCATGGTCTGCCAGCGTTCATGCCAAAACGCCACCACAAGGACATCCGCTTGACTTTCCGGCAGCCTGTCCTTGACGCTGATCCACTCACTCACACTGTCCGCCCTCCCCGTCGTGGATGGAGCCGCAGTGTATGAGGTTGGGCCAATTCTCTGGCTTCGCTTCGTCCTCCAGCGTCCAGTCGTTGCACAACCCGTCCTCGTCTGCCAATACATAGCGTCCTTCATCTTCCCAATAGGTCACGACGCCGAGGATGCAAACACACTCGTTGCCTTCCTCGTCCTCGCCCCATTCGCCCAGCATATCGCCAGTAAAAATCTTGTGTACTTCGGAGGACGGCCACGCTTCTCGCTGTATGTCGATGTTGGTGTACTGGCAGACCGTGGCGGGGTCAACTTCAAAGAATCCGCCTAGCATGATCCTCCCTTTTGTGGGCGGGTCTGCCCTGGCCGATACCAACCGCGGTAGAATGTACGCTCCAGGCATAAAGTCGGCATCTTCCGGGACAGCCACAATGTTTCCCTCCACCCACTCTCCATTATCCAGCCGCTTGGCTTTGAAAAGGATTTCTCTGGTCATTGGGCACCTCCGATGATCTCGTCCAATGTGGCCCGCCTTATGCTCCTCAGCGTAGGAAACGTTTCATCAAGGTTATCAAGACTGCCCTTATAGTTGTCTTCGTCATCATACATGTAAAATGTCTGTCCCACTATATCAACGTATGCCAATGTTTTAACAACTGGATATAGCACTTTGATAGCCTTCGCCCTCTCCACCTCCTGCTCCGTCCAGCGGGGCTTGCGGGCGATGTTTTCTGGATGATTTATGAGATTGTTAAGACATTCCACAGTGGAGAATCCCCAGCAGTCATTTGATATTTCAAGCTGGAATGTCCCATATTTATTGATACGAAATCGCCCTAACGTGTTTCCTCTAATTTCAAACTTTTCTTCTGGTTCAACCCCAAGCACCTCGCAAATTCTCGGCTTGTCCATGTTGGCCTCCTCCTTGATTTTCAGGTACTTTTCGATGGCTTCGTCTAGGTTGGCCTCCTTGTCACGTTCGATGCAAAACCGAATATATTCCTCGATAAACTTCATGTCATTTTCGGCACCCTTGATTTTTCCCTTCCAGCCACAGGAGGGGCAGTAGAAGATATCTCCGCGTCCTCCATTTCCGCAGTTTCTGCCGCAGTTAGGGCACTCTGCATCAGCAAACATCAGATTAGCCATGGTCGGCCTCCTTTCGCTCTCCAACGCTACAATAATCGTCCGGCATCATGTCACGCTCAAAATTGTCACAGTAGACGATGTTGTCTCCCGGTCTGGTGGCATATATACACTCCCGGCACCTGACCACAGGCACGGCGTCGATGGTGGGCAGGCTATCAAACATACGCTTCATGACGGCTCCAGTCACCCCATCACCACCAAAGCACTCTCGTGCATTATCCGCATCAACTAGTCTCATGCTCGGCCTCCCACTGTTTCTTCATGTCTTCGTATAACTCTTCCATCTTTCGATTCCACCCCTTGAGCTTCCACAGGACAAGCAGGCCAAGCGCCATCCACTCCACAGCGGCTATAATTGTAAGAATATCAGCCATCCTGCTCCCTCCGTAGTGCGGCCTCGGCCAGTTCGCGGAGGCGGTCAATGGGGCCGAGAGCACGATATTGCTCCAGCTCTTGCTTGTCCACTCTCAGACCAAATGCTTCACCTTTGAGCTGTTCGATTTCCCCCGGCTCCAAGCCAGTCTCCTCATAGGCTGCGAGGCGGTCAACGTGCGGCCCGTAATCTTCTCTTCCTTCGGCATCGATAGCTACAAACCATTTTCCACCACCATGCCCATTGTCACACCAGTATGTCAGTCTCTCCATGCTCACCCCTCCTCCGGCGGCCCGTCAAAGGCCGTCCAGTATTGGCCGTACAGCTCCAGGCTAAACGGCTTGATGTGCTTGCAGTACAGATATCCATCCCTGCACCCTTCTGCAATCTCCAGGCCGCCCCATTGGAGCTGGGCTATCCCTGTTCCCTCAATGTAGATTGCGGTCTCCTGGGTGATGGATTCCAGCTCTGCGCGGGTGTATTGGTGTCTCATGGCGATACCTCCGGCGGGCGGCTGGCAATTTCATTTGCCCTGTTGCAGATACTTTGCAAAGTGCTATTCTTGATTTTCCCGTGCGGTGACTCCCGCAGCTCCTCCATCGTCAGCGGCTCGTTCGGCTGGGCAGCTTCCGCCAGATTTTCCATTTCCGCAAATTTCTTTGAGTAGTCTGGTTTTTCCAGCGTATACCCAGCAGCAAAAATTTCCAGTAGTTGCTCCGCTGTAAAACCTGTTACGATCTGGAGCTTTGTGTACAGCTCGTCAAGCTCTCTCACTCGATTCACCCACTCGTTCGGCGGGGTGAGGGTGGGCGCAGTGCCTGTTCCGTTTCTTGCTCCGCAGCGGCGGCAGAAAATAAAATTTTCGCTGAACGTTTGCTCCCCGAAGTCCTCTCGGAACTCATGATAATCGTGGCAATTCGGGCAGATATATTGAGTTGTACCCTTTTCTGTTTCTCTACGTATCCATCCCATCCGTTTTCTCCTTCCCGTAGGGCAACCACCTACTGTCCCACTCTTTTATCGCTCCAAGTTTTGTGAGCTTCCAGGCCGAACCAGGTATAGTTGATTTATCGCAGCGGGAGCAAAAAACGGAGAATCGCAGTCTCCACCGTCCAACCCGTCTGACTTTGGTCTCTCCTCCACAATACGGGCAAGGTTTAATCGCCCTTACCATCGTTCAGCGCCTCCTTAACCATGCGTGGGCTTCCCTTTGTGGGGATTTCTTGCGTTGGCAATAAAAGCATCCATAATAAGCGTGAGACGATTATGTTTGACTTCGCCATTTCCGTCGATATAAAAGTTTTTCATGCTCCACCGCTGGAGTTCTCGACCAAATGGATAATCTACCACGATATCCTGACCAATCAGGGCAATAAATTCAGGTCTGGTCATCTTTCGGCACCTCCTATCTCTTCAGCACCATGTCCACGGCCTCGTCCGTCATGGGAGCGCCGCAGTTAGGACAAAATGGTGTTCTACTCCAAAAATAGCTTATTGGATACCCACACTTTGAGCATTTACACATTTGCTCCACCTCTTTGTTGGTGTTTATCCATTCTCCCCGCACCCGCTCCACCTGCTCACGGCTGACGGGGCGGAGGGCGGAAAGGGCGAGGTTAAGAGCTGCAATTCGTCTTTCTGCATTTTTAACTCCATCAGCCATTTGGTGTGACACCAAAAACGTGCTTGGGTTATCTCTCATAACCTCATTCTGTCGCTTGCTTTCCGCCAAAATGTCAATCGCTTCTTCCCGCGTCACGGCTGGGCCTCCAATCTCTGCAATTCCTCCGCGCTCAGAATCGGCGCGCGGGTGTTCCATATCTGCCGTGCTTCTTCCAAGTCGTAGCCCGCCGCCATAAACCCACACAGGCATTCAATCATTACGCATGCCATTACAGCCCTGTGCTTTGTGTCTTCACCCCTGCAACCCGGGCATGGCAGTAGCACCCCCGCATCCGTCAGCCGCTTGGCCGCCTCTTTATTCCCAAGCAGGGCTAATTTGATATCATCCATGTATAATTCCCCTCTCTATGTCCGCTATGGCCTGGAAGATCGGGTAAAACTGTTGGGGGACTACGGCGTTTCCGTAACACTGCATCCACTGTTTGTACTGCGGATATCCCCCCATCCAATCGGGAATCCCATCATCCATTCCGCAAACTGGGGGTTGATGTACTGCCCAATACGTTCCGGGAAGATAATTCCAAGGCTGGCGCTCAGCGTTTGTCCGTGTTTTCCGCTGTGCTCCTGTGGTGTCTGCCTGCGGATCGGCTTGAAGTCCTGACTTGCCCTTGGAGATGCCAAGAATACAAACCCTGTATCTTTCATGGTGCGCTCCGACAGCACAAGCCGGAATACTGAACGTCCAGACTTCGTATCCTTCTTTTTCCAAATCGGTGCAAATGGACTCATGTATTGTAGATAAGATGCCATTAACATTTTCGCCAACAACATATCTCGGCCGCAATTCGTCAATAACTCGCAGGAACTCTGGCCATAAGTGCCGTTCATCATTTTCTGCAAGCCGTTTCCCGATAACGCTGTGTGGCTGGCAGGGGAATCCGCCCGAAATAACGTCAACTGTTCGTAGTCCTGTCTTTTCATAAAAACTTTCTCCCGTCAATGTACGAATATCCCGCCAGCGCGGCACGTCCGGCCAGTGTTTTTCCAGAACCTTTGTCGGGTAGTCCGCCCACTCGCACTGTCCGACGGTGGTAAATCCGGCCCACTGGGCGGCAAGGTCAAGTCCCCCGATGCCGGAGAAGAGGGAGAGATGCGCCAGTTTCGTCGCCTCGTGGTCGCCCAGCAGGGCGCGCGTCTTATCGTCCATCGTTCGGCACCTCCTTGATTGCTTTCCATCGCTCTTTACGGCTACACGTCCCGACGACTGCATCACAAATGCTCTTGGACGCACAGCGCTCACATGGTCCCGCCCTAAAAAACTGTTTCATATACTCTGTGGTGGTTGATATGGAGTATCCGGTGGCCTGGGCTATCGTCTCCGGCCCATACCCGTCCAGCGCCATGCGCTCCAGCAAATCACGGGACGGTTTTGGCCTTTTCGCCCTGGTATGTAGGAGGTAGCCAACTCTTTTCGGGTTGCAGCCCGGCAGCGGGCACCGCCCACAGAGTTCGGCCTCCTCTGTATCCCGCTCCGTAATCCTGCGCTCCGCAATCGGCTCCATCGCGTCCAGGCTGCGCCAGGGTGCCACCGCTCCGCTGATGCCGTAGGGGTCTCTGGTGATCATATCAGCACCCCATCTAACGCCTTGCTTAGTACATCCGCATTTTCCAAAGTACGATTCTTTCTATATTGACTTTGTGCGAACTCAACATACTTAATAATGTTTGACCAGTGCTGCCCTAGTTCCTTCCATTGTTTCATGAATTCATTTGCTATATTATATTGATACGTCATTTTCCCCTTATCAGAAATCGCCCGTTCTCTGGTTATAGATCCCGCTCTAATACTTGCATACATGCTGGACAAAAAACGGAACGCAAGCTGATCTGGAAGAGATAAACCGTCCGGCATGGGGGCCCCTTGCTCAGCTTCTCTTTCAAATGGAAATATCATAGCCTCTCCTTTGTAACACTAAGTAACCGTTTTGTAACACGTCTGGTGTTACGCTATAAACATTGCGCCGCAACGGATTGGAGGGACTGTAACACCTGTAACACCTATTTTTTAACTTTGAATTTTTAAAAAAAGTGCGCACGCAATTTTTTTATTTTATAGAAACATATCAAAAAGGGTGTTACAAGGTGTTACGGTGTTACAACTTCGAATTCCCAATTACGGCAATAGTTCCTCTACGTTTTCCTCAAAATCATTCAAATAATTGTCCATTTTGAGCCAAATACAACGTGAAACTCGCCCGTTAATCCGTTTTGTTCGGGTCATTTTCCCATCTTTACCCGGAAGAATTAGGTTGTTGTTTTTCGCCCATCCGAGAAAAGCAGAGGCATTGTAACCCTCGTCTTGAAGGATCTGGTCGAATTTGGAACGAATGATATAAGCGTAATCATCGTCCAGATCGCCCCACACTTCGCCCTGGTGGGCGTCCGCACCCGGCGAGAATCTGGATTGGTTGATGTTAATGAAGTCATATAGGTATTGCAGTGCGCGGGCGTTTTGGTTGACGGTCTCTTTTGATACCAGATATGGCCGGATATCGTCTGGCTGAAGGAGAACGCCATCTTGGAAGATCCACTCCTCTGATAGCCTGTCAGCGGCCAGTATAAGGGCCGCAGATGCCGTCTGCTTGTCCATAGTGTCACCGGTCTTAATGGCCTTTTGTAAGTCCTCCTGGAGCTTCTGGACGCGCTCTATCACGCCATCCGCCATCAGGTGATCTACAAACTCCCGCCCAGCGAAACCGTAGTTGGCGTACAGACTGGTGGCGGTCTTTTTCGGCTCATCAAAGAGTTTGGTATCGTGGCAGTCCACCTCAATTGTCCGGTTGACTGCTCCCTCTCCACTATTGGCGGAAATGATGGGAAATTCGCCTGTGGTGATGACGCAGTTCCTCCAGGTAGGTGTCTTTTGGAGGCCTCCCTGCTTCCGGCCACGGGCCCGTCCCACACCTTCTGATAACTGATAGATCATCCGGTCGAAGTCCTTCCGGTTGTCCTTGACCAGTTGGAGCTCGTCAATGATGAGGGGCAGGGAATTGCAGAACGCCGCTCCCAGTTCCTTCCCCACCTCCGTGGCGTTGAAGGTCTGGATGTAAACGCCGATCTCCGGATTGGCCCACACGCTGGCGGCCAGAACCAGGCTCAGGCTCTTTCCGGTTTCCGATCCGCCCCACAGGTGTACAAAAAATGGTAGGCAACGGCACGGTCCCACCAGAACAGAGGCGAAGGAAGCGGCTAGAACGATACGGGCGATCACGTTACCGGGAGTTTTGCCTGACCGGACAGCTCTCGCGCAGTCCAGCCAGGCCTCCCGGCTCCCATGCTCCTGGATGCTCTCAAAACGAGTGCGGTAGGTTTCCTCTCCATCAAAGACCAGTTCTTCCTCATATGGCGAGAAGCCATATTCCTCAATCCAGCCCAGCCGCCCCACGCTGGATACCTCCGGGATCAGGTCATAATTGAGCTGCTCCACATCAGCCAGATATCGTACAAGGGCCTTGCCGGTCTCACTGTTGACCATGATTCCATACTTGGAGAGTCCGATGATAGAGCGGCTGTCGGAAATTACGTTGCGATCCACAATCACAATGTCCCACCGGCGGCTAAGCCGGTATGCAAGCATAACCTTGTGCTCCCGCGTATCTACGTTTACCAACCGCTGAACCGGCATGATGGGGTGGTAGCAGGCCACGACCTCAAAGCCCATCTTGTCGGTGCCGTAAATACCTGTGTCAGTAGCCGTCCAGCCCCCACAGTCCAGTTCCATTTCCTGTCCGGTAAAATCCGTTCGGTTAAAGCCCGGCGTCACTGTCCCGCTGACTGTCTCTATGTAATCTTTGAACAGCGTTGCCAAGTTTCTGACTCCGACCGCCTGCGCTTGGATGGACATACGCCCCATAAGCTGCCGCATCTCGAATTTGTTTTCTTTGTGAGCGTATAAATATTCAAACGGTTTCGTGGTCGTCAAGTAGTCGTCCCTTGTGTATACGGGCAATTCTTCCAATGCTTTTTGCCTCCCTTCTCTATAAAGTCGTCAAGCCAGTATTCAATATAAGGGAGGCGCCTGACGGCCTCGACATATAGCGGGTGATAGTAGGATCTCTCGCCCTGAACGACGGGTGCAAACACGTCCATTGCCTCCTTCCAGTACCTCTGTTCAGAAAGCATAAAATAGAAGTTTGTTTCAGCCCGGTCTTTCCGCCGCTGCTCTTCACGCCTGGCTTCTAGCACCTTTGACCGTTCCATCCTGTCTGGTTTGCCGGATGTGAGGCCCAGGTGGAAATCGGCATTGATTCTGAGCACGGCCTGTCGAAAGTTCAGATCAAACAAGCGCATAACAAAATCAATGACAGATCCGTGGGCCCCACACCCAAAGCAATGGAAGCCGCCTTCACCATCATATAGTTTTAAACTGGCTGTGTGATCTCCAGTGTGGAACGGGCATTTCATGAATCCTGAACGTCCTACCTGGAATCCATAGGTCTCCGCCATTTGCCGAGCAGGCAATAGCCGCTTGATTTCAGGAGCTATATCCATATGATTACCCCCGCTTCAGGCGGTCTCTCACCCAGTAATAGAGGGTGCTGTAAATGATTTGGGCCGTCTCTGATGGCTTACAGAAGATAACTGTCAGGTTAAACCGAGCCTGCCAGGATAGGAGCGTTGCGGCAAAGCTCTGAGGCTTAAGCTCTGACCGATAATTATGCAGAAAGATGTCTGTCCAGGAGGCGTTTTCCACAATCAGAAAGACCTTGATGCCACCGGCCTTTGCCCGTATCATCTCCCGCTCAAATCGCTCCCGGCCATTGGTGAAGTTCCCGGCAATCTCGTCCAGGTTGGCCTTGCGCTCTACTACAATCTCGTCCTCGAAAGTGGCGTCACCCAGCATGACGGAGTAATCTCCAGTCTCCAGGGCCCGGCTCTTGTGCTGAATGTTATGCTTGTCCAGCCAGGAAATGATGTGCTGATGAACCTGCTCCCGGCTGTCAGCTATGACCACCAGTTCTTTCAGCTTCTTTTTGATCTCCGCATCGGTGTAGTGGGTCAGCATCCGACCACCTCAGTTCCACGGAAGATCCTCGTCATCGTCAACTTCTTTGAGTTGCACCAGCTCCTGACGCTCCGGCATGGGGCCTTCCCAGGGGGGAAGTTTCGCCGCTCTATCCTGGTCAAGAAAATATTGAACTTTGAGGTATCCCTGGTCATCCTCTTTCAGTTTGGCTGCGCCAACAGCGCCAACCCAAGTCGGAAGGGTAAAATCTCCGTCATCAATGTTGAAGGAATCAAAGAACTCGGTCATGTTCTGATTAAACCATTCGTTCTTGACGATGTAGTGCTTGATGGGGATATTGCTTCCGTTTGGCCGGATGACGATGACCAGCATGGGATTCCCCTTTTTACTCTCCGTATCTTCTACGCTAACGATCTCCACCCGGTAGTTACCAGGCTTCAGCCGCTTACGCTCTTCTCTTTTATAATCATCCCAGTTTCCCATGTTTCATTTCCTCCTCGCATAATTTGTAGTGTTTGCAGGTGAAGCAAAACCCCTTGCAGGTCTTGCGGCTCCTGAAAAAGTGCCGGATTCTGTCAAGCATATTTGCTCCTCCAGTTCTCACAGTACAGATCCACCAGTCCGGCCCGATCCATCCAGATCATGAACTGGCGGACAGTTTTTTCAATTGGGTCTGTATCATCTGGCAGATATGACTCCCGGTATACATAGCTCCCGTCGCTGATGATATATTCGAATTTCTGAACCTCCGGACATAGGTAGAAGTACATGGGGTGCTGAGGGCTATCCAGGTATTTCCCCACGTGGTATGTCTTACTGAACTTGGTATCATATATGATTCCAGCTTTTAAGAAATCCAGAATGCCGTAACAGATGAACTCTACGCCGTCCACCACCAGAGGTCTCGATGCCTTGACCTGATACTGCCCATGTGCGATGATTTCGCAGATCTCCTTGACCGGCCTGTACCACTCCTGCTCCGGGGTAATTTCCGCCCCTTCGCTGACAGCGTGAACCACGTTCTCAAACCGGATACCGTCCAGCATGGCCTTTGATTGCGGCTTCTTTTCCCGGCGGAGCGTGGAGAGAAATTCGTCAAACGAGCTGCCCTTTAATGCGTACTGCCAGGAGGATAAGAGACTCTGCGTCAGCAGGAACTTATTTCTGCTCGGCCCACTCATAGGCTTTTGTCTCCTTGTTGTAGATAATCCCAAGCTCCTTCAGCCGCTCGGAAAGAGCAGCTTTCAGTTCCCGTTCACTGGTCAGGGCGTGCTTCAGGACCTTGATAGCAGACATGGCGGGCTGTATGTCCTCCGGCTTCTGAATGGAATCCAGGGCCAGCCGCCCTGCTGCCATCGTCTCATCATACTGCTCCTGCTGAGGCTGGAGCGAGGCGTGTTCTGTCGCTATGTTCTCTTTGACCTGGGCGAACAAACGGGCCAGGAAGTCATTAGGTTCCCCGTCCTTCAGTTCCGGAACCTTCATGAGCCCCTTGATGCCATAGGCAGCTTTTGCGTTGTAGTTCATAGTGGGGGTAAAGCCCAGATAGCGCTCCCCGTTGACGATATGGAGATAGGCCCCTAGGTCGGCGGGCTGCCAGACAAGCGTCTTGGCGGAACCCTCACACACGATGTCATAGAATACGTCGTCTCCCTGCCGGTCTTTGGCTGCATGGAAGAGGAATACCACATTGAACTTCTTCCTTAGCTCAGCGGACAAGCGAAGAAATTCGGTCTTGACAAAGCCGTATCCCTGCTGGGAGAAGCCTCCAGACTTCTTGCTGGCGGCAGGCTCATTCCTCATGGCCCAGTCCTTCATCAAGTCAATCAGTGCCCCACAGGTATCAATGACAACCGTCTTGTAGCGTCCCTCAAAGGATTTGATGTCAGCCAGAAGCTCCTCATAAGTTTTGATCATAGAGCTGTCCTTCCGGTGCTCTGGCTTGACACGGCTCATGCCCTCGTCAGCGTCAATAAGTATCACGTCCGGGGCGGACAGGGCCAGTGTCGTTTTCCCCACCCCTGGAAGGCCACTGATAATCATGATGATATTCTTGTTGGAAAAATCCATGTTCTCCGGCTTTACAATCATTTTCTTCTTCCTCCTTGCATGTTTTACAGATTCCGTTAGTATCATATGAACCAAGCTCATTCCTGCATCTGATACACCACCCGGCGGGAGATTCTAATTGAGTATCACGAAGCGGTGGCTTAATCCTCATAAGAAGGCTCCTCTGTAGGAAATTCTACATACGGAGCAGCTTGCCGGATAATCTCTGATACAATGTAAGATTTCCGAAGGTTGCGTTCACGTTGAAGCTGTGTGATAATTCTATTTGCATCCTTCTGAAGCCGAACCAATTCACACTTGCTTTCCGTTACTGGATATGTTTTAATGATGATAGGTTTCATTCTATTCTCCTTTTTGCCGCCCTCCAGTCTCGCACACCGGGGAGCGGCGCTTTTTATTCGTAAATAACGGCCTCCGCCCGTGTAATAAAGTGATGAATGCCAGTGGAGCACTCGTTCCATCGGTTATCGTCGAAATCAGTCACCTCAACGGTTTCGCCTATGGCATAAACAAAGTTCGGATCATAATTGCTCTTTACCTGGCCGCCAGCAGGATTTCCGTTGATATCTGTGATACTCAATACCTTGGCCTTACTGGCGCGGCATTTTCGGCTAGTAGCGGAGGACCGGCGTGCATCTGCGGGGATTTCCAACTCCACAACAAGGCCACTTGCCTTTTTATAGCCGATATAAGAACCGGAATCTGGGCATTGCAGCGGGTAAAAAACTGTATGAATATCCCATATCATTTGATCCATAGATGCACCGCTCAGGTTGGCATTGCTCAGGTTGGCACAGCTCAGGTCGGCACCGCGCAGGTCGGCATCGCGCAGGTTGGCATTGCGCAGGTTGGCACCGCTCAGGTCGGCACCGCGCAGGTTGACACCGCTCAGGTCGGCACCGCGCAGGTTGGCACAGCTCAGGTCGGCACCGCGCAGGTCGGCATCGCGCAGGTTGGCACCGCGCAGGTTGGCACCGAACAGGTTGGCATTGCTCAGGTTGGCACAGCTCAGGTCGGCACCGCGCAGGTCGGCATCGCGCAGGTTGGCATTGCGCAGGTTGGCACCGCGCAGGTTGGCACCGAACAGGTCGGCATTGCTCAGGTTGGCACGGCTGCCGCCCTCTCCATTCAGCCAAAGGAGATGCTCGTCCAAAATCTTTTTTAAGTCCATTTTGCTCCCTCCTCAATGTGGGATTTCTATGACCGCCCACACATCGTCGATGCTCTCCGCGCCCTCCAGTCCGGTGATCTGGATGGTGAGCGGGCCGGTGGGCGTGGGGGACGGGGTGGTGGTTGCCGCCTGTGTCTCAATGGCCGGTTGCTCCGGCTCCTGGTCCCAGATGATTTCAACTAGTGCAACCAGCGCCAGCAAGAGGAACAGAGCCGCAACGCTCGTAATCAGATAGCGGTTCATAAAATCCACTCCACCCAGTTCGGCAGCCCGCAGGCTATCACGATGCAGGCGGCAAACACTGCTGCACTCACAGCCTCCCGGCGGGCCCGGCGGCGCTCATATCTTGTCTTGCTCATACCATTCCCCTCCCCTGCACGATGGCCTTTGCCACCAAATCTGTCTCATAGCCCCGCTTACGAGGCCCCATGCGGATTGCGGGTATATCATGCTCCGCCGCCCAGCGGTCGCCGCTGGATGCCCGCGGGCAGTAGCCTACCTCCCGCGCCACATCTGTGGAGGACATAATCCCTCCATGCCGCTCAAACATCAGCCGCCGTTTCTCAGCAATCGCTCGGCTGATTGCGCTCTGTGCGTTCATTTGCGTTCTCCTCCTTCCCATGCAACCGCTCATGCTCATCCCAAGTCATCCCGTAATAGGCCCGGCATAGGTCGTCCATGACGCGGCGTGCATTAGTGAAGCGGTTCTCAATCTCCCGCTTCGTGCTGCTCTCGTTGAGCTGTCCATCTTTGGTCATAAAAAATCCTCCAATCTTGCCAGAGGCCGGAGGATGTGATATACTGTCTCCGATACCTCGTAGCTGGGTTACGTGGTGTCATGCCCTGGTCGGTGGTGCAACACTGGCCGGGGCGCTTTTTGTTGTGCTCCATTAAATTTATGAAACAAGGAAATGCATTGCTATCCAAAAAATCGTTATTGCGGAAAGCACAGAAACCGTTGTCGCATTTATTTCCTCATCAAAGAGCCAGTAAATAAATATGTACCCAATTTCAAAACCAGCAAAAGCTAAAGCTATCCATTGGAACATCCACGGCCCCCACTTTCGTAATTGAGGTATTTGTTTCCAAAGATATCTATCGCATAGTTCTTAGCAATTTCATCTTGATTCTGCTGGCCTTGTAGTGTAAGTACGAGATCAGCAATTTCTTTAGAATCAGCCTCAATGATGATCTTCACCCCACTTACCTCCTTCCCCGCCCCGTCAGGGGCGGGCTTCTTTTTCTCCATTGGTGCTATCTGGCTTCTGCCCGGCCAGCAACCGGAGCAGTTCATCAAAGGTCATTCCGTGAGCCACCCGATCCAGTTCGTCCACTTCGTGCTTGACGCGGGCCGCATCACGCTTTAGTTCCCTTACGGTTATTTCAGACATTTTTCCTCCTTCTTATTGCGGCTTGAAGGAGGATGTGGTATAATCTTCCTGCAAGCCTGATTGGGTGCTTCAATTAGGTTTGCCGCCTCGCTGGGTGCTTCCGACACCCGGCGGGGCATTTTTATTTAGTTGCTCACGTTCACCTCCCTATGGGTGAGCCTTAATATTGCATTTTTCTGCCAACTGCGGTATAATATTTCCGATGCCGGAAGGCACAGAAAGGAGTTGGTCGACTTGACCCAACTTTTGACTATGCCTGCTCCCTTACTGCAAGGTCGCATATAGTGGTTGCCAAAGCACGTAAACTGGCGTAAAATGTAGCAACTGATACGGCGGAGCACTCAGAGAAGAGGTAAAACCCATGGTGGTATGCCGGTAATCATACCCCACCGTATCAAGTACTCCTTGTGGCTTGTCAGCGATAAGGCATTGGCGGAACCAAAACCGCAAAAGTGGCTTGGTGCCTCAAGAAGCTTGTGGCGTCATTACAAGCGGTGAAAGCCTGCAAGGTACATAGGGTAAACAAATTTGGGCAGAGGCCGACGGGAATGACGCTCCCGTCGGTTTTTGTTATGCTCCTCGATCGTCGATTCGGCGGAAAAGATCATCTACCGTGTAATCGGGGAAAAATTTGTTCTTGATTTCAATGGCTTCTTGGATTGAAAAAGAACCCTTCCCAGCCATCTTGTTGCGAAGAACCCGGTCGCTAATTCCAGCCTCTTTTGCTAGGACACACTTTTTAATACCACGTTTGGCGATTTCTCCGGCCAAATTAGGATAAACCGCAGCCATAGTCTCACCTCCATTCCCGTCTGCGGAAATTCTGCCTTTATTATATTCCCGTATACGGAATCTGTCAAGCTATTTTTATAATTTCTGTTTCCGAACTCGGAAATCTTTTTCTTGCACTTTTCTAACAGTTGTGATATAGTCTTTTCAGGAGGTAAGGAAAATGTGGCTTGACGTTTTTAATGAAATGAGAAAGTCATCAGGGATGAGCCTTGATGAGTTAAGCGAAAAATCAGGAGTCCCAAAAGGAACACTTGCGAAAATAACATCAGGTATTACAAAAACCCCCTCACTTGAAACGATGAAAAGCCTTGTTTATGCAATGGGATATACCCTTGATGATCTTGACAAAAAAGAAAATCCCCCTACTCCATCCGAAGATGAAGAAGGGGAATTGACTGTTGATGAAGTTGTATCGGCCTTTGTTTCTGCTGGGATTGTTCCAGAGGGAAGGGATCTAACTGACGCAGATCTTCGATTCTTGCTCGCAATTATGGACGCTATTGACCGCTGGTTCGCAAATTAACACCAAAGTACGCAAAGAACGATAAGGGGATTTTCTCTCATTTAGTGCTTTAGTAAGTTTTTCGAAGTTCGGAAGCCTTTTTTCGTTCGGTGTCATCTTGCTCTCTCCTCCCATTTTGTGACTTTCTCACTTTGTAGTGCCTGCTTGTACTATACCGTATGCAAAGTTCGTATTATGTAAAATTTTGTCGACGCTGGGAATTTTCTTTTCCTTGCTTATCATTATAGAACATTTGTTCTATTCAAGCAATATGTGTTATCACCAAATTGTGGTAGCTTTTTTCTATACACTAATAGATTGCTCCCTTAGAAAAGAACAGATTATTGGACTATGCTTATGATATGCTACATCAACCGATCATTGCCACAGAATGGCAATCTAGTAGCAGAATTGTATTTTTAGTGATCCAGCCGCCGGGTGGGCGGTAAATATAAGGAGGATGTAAAATGAAAAAGCTAATTGGATTAGGAATCGCAAGTATCATGTGTGTATCTCTTGTAGCATGTGGAGGGGATACGTCTGCTGGAACCCCCGGAGCGGCTGCTGAACCCATGATTCCTGACCTCACTGGAGAGTGGAAGCAGGTAAATAGCAACTCTGAAGACTCTTGGCAGTCTGCAACTATTGACGAAAGCGCAATTACCGTGTATTGGGTTTCTGATAATGGTGATACCAAGTCTCTGTATTGGGCTGGAACATATACCGCACCAACAAATGAGGATGAGCCGTATTCTTGGGATTCTGAAAATGATACAGAGAAAACTTCTACTGCCCTTTTAGCGTCCGGGGACAATATCAAGACATTTACTTATGAGGATGGACAGATTAGCTATGAGATTTCTGCACTAGGGACTACGACAACAGTCAAACTAGAAAAGCAATAAAAATACCGTCCCAGGAATGCTACAAGAGCAGCGGTTATGACAACCGAGGAGGTTTTATACATGCTGGACGAAAAAGATTTGCAGGCAATCGCACAGCTTATGGCGCAGCAAAGGCGCGATATCATGCAGGACGTAAAAACTCTGCTTGATACAGAGGTTCAGACGAAATTCAATCTACTGGCCGAAGGTCAAGAGGAAATTCTACGCCGGATGCCTAGCGAGGACGATATGGACATCATTGACGGACGGCTGGATACGTTAGAGGCTATCGCCAGAAAGCACTCCCGTGAAATTGAGGAGCTGAAAAAAGCGCAATAAAAACACCGCCCCCGGTGCTGGAACACCAGGGACGGCTCACATAGGGGTGATAAGGTTTGCCGCCATATCACCCTTCTATTTTACCAGAATGGGAGGTAAAGTCAATGGATTACATCCGAAAAACGGCTCGCTACAATGGGAAAAAGTATGAAGCTACCGGGAAAACGGAGCTGGAGGCACTGAAAAAGCTAGCGGACAAGCTGGCCGCCGCAAAGCGCGGTGAGGAAACCGTAGGCGGCTCCATGACCGTCAACGCTTGGTATAAGCAATGGCTGGAGCTCTACAAGGAGCCAAAAGGGCTCACAGCTAAATCGTTGAAAATGTACGATGAAAAGTACGATAACTATATCAAGCCCGCTATTGGTCACTTGAAATTGAAGGATGTTAAAGACGTGCACCTCCAGCGCATCCTTAACGGGCAGGCTGGGCGCTCTGCATCCCATGTAAAAAAACTGCGCATGGTGTTGCAGGAGATGTTCCGCAGGGCCAGGCAATCCCGCCTTATCCCATACGATCCCGCCGAGCTACTGGAGCTGCCCACCTATCACGAGGGGAAAAGACGCTCTATCACTGAGGACGAGCGCAAGGCCATTTTGGCTGTTGCTGAGCACCATCGGGCCGGATTATGGGTGCTCACATTGCTATATACTGGCATGAGGCCAGGAGAAACGGCAGCCCTTACTTGGTCAGACGTAGATTTCGAGCGCAACGAGATACACGTCCACACGGCGAGAGAAAGCGGCGCTAACAGCATCAAAGCCCCAAAAACAGAAGCCGGTATTCGGGACATCCCAATTCATGCCGCACTTTTCCCGTTGCTCCAGGCAGCACAACAAAAGCCATTTTCTCCTGTTTTTCTCAACGAGGCAGGGAACCGGCACACTGAAAAAACCATGCGTCGGCTTTGGCTTAATTTCAAGCGTGAATTAGATATCTATATGGGAGCGAAAGTAAAAAGAAACCAGATTATTGAAAGCGTGGTAGCAACGGATTTGACACCGTACTGTCTTCGCCACACCTTTTGCACGGATCTTCAAAGGGCTGGAGTGCCTATTAACGTAGCAAAGGAACTTATGGGTCATTCCGACATCCAAACAACTGCAAATATTTATACGCATAAAGACGGATACACTATGCACCAAGGAATCGCCCTTCTAGATGGAAGTGGTGGAAAAAGTGGTGGAAATTCAAAGTTGGCATAACATAAATATATTGAGCCGCAATTGTTTGAAGTGGTTGATACTTTCTGATTCCGGTTCTGAAGGCTGGGGGTTCGAGTCCCTTCGGGCGTACCAAAATAAAAAGTCAGGAAATGCTTGTTATATCAAGTGTTTCCTGACTTTTTCTATTCTCTACATCAGAAGCATAAAAACATAAAATAGCATATTTCATCACATAATGCGGTGGAAATGGTGGTGGAAACTTTTTCGATGGGATGTGCGAATTGAAATGAATATTGATTCAATTTGAGCCGCCACCTGTAGTCTATCAAAAAGGCGGAGGCTATTGCCCCCGCCCTTTGTTTAGCCCCTCACGATGTACTCGTAGTAGCGGGCCAGCTTGTCCTCCGGTGCGTCCTTGTCACAGAGGAACGATTTTGCCATGTCGGCATAGAAATCAATCTTATCGCCAACACCGTGTTTCTTGGCTACCTTAACGTAGTCACTATAGACCATGTTGAGGGCCGCCCAGAACTGGACGGGATCGCACTCTATCCCGCGCTGGGCCATGACCTGCTTTGCCTGCTCCAGCGTCCAGTGAGCGCCACGGGTGCCGTCTTCGTTATCCATATGCTTAGACCATTCATCGGCCATCTCCTTCGTGAAAGGGATATAGCCGGAAGCAGCCCCATAACCTGTCATGCGTTCTCCACCTTTTCTGTACGCCATCTCGTCCATGCGGTAGTCATGGTCAAACTCTCTCGGAGTTCTCATTTCTCCTTCTCCAGAGATAGCGAATCCGATTTTGTTCATTGGCCGATTCATCTCCCGTCGCTCTGTGTATGCGCTCCCATCCTCCCGATAGACCGGTGGGACGTAGGGGTAGCCGTAGTGAGACTGAGGGCCGTACATCCGGTCATCCCAGTAGCGGCTATCTACCCACATGCCACCATCGTTGCGTGGAGCAAAGCGCCCATCAGAGTAGCGACGATAGCCCCGATCCTCCGGCTCCATCATCTCAGAGCGCGGTGCATAACGGCCATTGTCGTAGTGTTCCCGGCCACGGCGGTCGCGCAATTTGTCCTCGGGCTCCCGGTCATAACGGCGGTCATCCTTGCGTCCGCCGGACATGAGCATCATCCGAGTAGATCGTTTCATTTTGACCCCTCCTTACGCCGTAGGGGCGGGTGCAGCACCGCCGTCAATACTGGCAAGATTGTTGCTGGGAGAGCAGCAGGGCTGCCCCAACATGCGGAACGAGCCGCCGGTGGGGGTAGTCACCACACAGACGGAGTAGCGGGTGCGAGTGCGGATGCCGCAGGCAGTCACCTGAGCGCAGTTACGCTTGGTAAGGGGATATAGCTCTGTCCCCGTACCAATAGTAATGTACACAGGTGCATTGATGGTAGTTGTGGCCGGGATGGACTGAGCTACCACAATACAATACTTTCCGCCGTTGTTGTAGGCGCCGGCAGGCAGATTGATTTCAAGATTCCCTCCAGTAAAGGTGACCGCCTGGCTTAGCACCAGGTTGTCGCACAGTCGGCAAACAGGCTTACAAGACATAAAATACCTCCAAAAATCAGGGGCGGCAGACACTTAGCCCGCCGCCCCGAAATAGTCACGGCAAAGCCGGAAGATCAACTTACGAGGATTCCTCGTAAGTTTAGCAGCCACAACCACAGCCGTTGCTGTAGGCCCCGCAATAGGGATAGGGGGCGGGCACCTGGTAAGCGGGCACGGGCATGGGGTTGATGCGCCGAATCAGCTCAGAGGTCTGAGCGTCAGACATGGCAGCAAGATAAGAGTTCTGTGCGGTCTGGCTGGCCTGGAACTTCAACGCCTGATTCTCAGACTGGAGGGAGGCGATCTTATCCTGAGTCAAGAAATTCAGGATTTCACGAGTACCAGCGTTCTGGCTGTCAATAATATCTCGTGTGCTATTCTGGATGGTATTCTGGATGGCACAGGTGTTGGTCGCCATGTTGTAGTTCACGCCGTCGATGGCGCGCTGGGTCTGGCAGCAGCAATCCTGAGCCTGAGCGGCCATGTTGCACATCTGAGACTGAACACCGTTGAAGCCCTGGAGAAGTGCCACATTGGTGTTGTTGAAGCCGCTGGTGATGCTGTTATTCAGGGCATAGGTGCTGTCACAGATGCCCTGCTGGATAGCAGAAATACCGCGCTCCACACCGTTGAAGGCAATGGCCTCATTGACATCGGCACGGGTAGCCAATCCCTGGAGGCCGGGATCGGTGCTGGCACCGCCACCGCCGAAGCCACCGAAGCCGCCGCGGCCCCAGCCAAAAATCATGGCGAAGATGATGATAGCCCACCAGCCATCGCCACCCCAAAAGCCGCCATTGTTACAGTTGCCGCCGTTGGAGTCGGAGCCAAGAGCATAGCCAGTCGCAAAATCGTTATCCATTGTATATACTCCTTTGTCAGTTATTACATCGGGGCCGTACGCTCCCCGGATGTTTCCAAAGAGCGGTTTTTTGTCAAGACACCGAAAAACTGAAAAGAAGTGCTCTATTTTATTTCATGGGTATACCTAGTTGTCGTGCAATTTCCTCAACGGAGGTTCCCCTCTGTTTTGCCATGTTTTCCGCAGTCTGGCGAAGCTGCTGCGGGTTTTTCCCTTGAATGAGCCGCATAGCTTGAGCTGCCTGCGGATTCTGTCCAGCCATCTGCTGGAGCATTTGCATGGGATTCCCGCCGTTCCGCGCCATCTGGAGCATGGCCGTCATGGGATTATTCATCGGAGGCATCATTCTTTTTCCCTGCCTTTCCGCCAGACGTGGGCTTTTTCAGCCGTTCTATCTCGTCTTTCAAATTGTTGATGGTGTCCTTCATGTCCATAAATTCATCCAGTGGTGCAAAAGCTGGGAGCGGATTCTCTACCTGCTGTTCTCTTGCCTGCTGTTGGCCGTGAAACTCAAACACATCCGCCGCGCCGGTGTTGGTGTTGAATCGTTTCATGTAGACCACATTATGGGCAAGGTCAGGGAAGAACATGGGAGCACCCATAAAATCTACCGGAACCCCCAGCGCTTCCTCTCTGGAGGCCACAGGGCGGCAGAAAAAAGCGGGCTGTGTGTTTACACTCCCCTGCGCCTGAATGGCCTGTGAAGGTTGCTGAGTAGTCTGCTGGGGCTGATATACTTGTGGAGCCGCAAATGGGGTAACAGGATTGTAGGCCCCATACGCTGGATAGGTATAGTTAGGAAACGCCATATTGATGCGCCTCCTTCCCTGCCTCTATGGCGGTCACGTAATCCTCCAGCCCCTCGTCATCTCCCTGTGCCATGTACCACATCGCGGTTTCGGCGGCACAATCACGGGACATTCCAGCAGCTACCATCCTCTCAATCAAAGTCATATCAAACACGTCCTTGTCCATAAAAATAAGGAGTCCGTGAGGAGGGCGGCGACGTGTACCAACCCTTGTTCCTCACGTCCTCCATGTCTATATTGTCGCATAAAATAACCCCGCATGGGCGGCACACATGTGGGGGTTGTGTGGAAGTTATGGGGGATTCGCGTAATTTTTTGTATTTACTTTTTGAGATGTTACTTTATAATAGAAAGGGAGCGTGAAAAATATGATTATATATCGGCCCCATAGAGGCGGACTGAAAGAGGCTATGTCAGAAGCAAAAGAATTTAATAATGTAGAGGATATGAAAGAGTATATAGTCAAGCAGCATACTGACGATGTTATGGGAGAGGCATTTTCCAAAAATGATATTGTATTGGAAGAAGATGGGATAGAGGATAAAAGAACTGGGTGGAAAGACACAAGACATATTTGTGTGAAACGATATTACAACGAAAATTTTCCAATCCCTCAGTGTATCGGATGGTTTGCAACAAAATATTAAAAAAGGAGCCGGGTTAATCCCCGGCTCCCTTTTTCGTATAGAGTTGTTTTGCTACAGCCTCAACCCTCTGGAATATGTATTTCTCGTGGTCGCTAACTGTGCTTCGATCCCAGCCCAGCTCCGCCGCAACATCAATCTGTCCCCACTTATCAATGATGCGCCGCTTGGCGATCAATTCATCGTCGCGGTGTAGGGCCGCTTCGTGGATAGCCGCTTCCAGCTCAGAGCGCAAGAGCTCATCCAATGGTTCTGGCAACTTCACTCTTGCGCTCATTCAGTCACGTCCTTTCGCCCTCCGGCGGTTCTGTGGGCAGTTGCTTCAAGGCCTCTACCAGCTTCATCGCCATGCCATTTCCGCCCAATGCCTTATATGCGTTATACATATCCAGCACGTTTTCTATACCATAGATCGGGATATGTCCTTGCTCAGTATAATGGTTGTACTCGGCAATGATTTCGCGCCTGAGCAGGGCCTGTACCCCATTCATAAGGGCGTCGCTTTTTTGGTCGTCAATCTTGACGCGCTTTCTTTCACGGGCGGCGACCGCCTCGATAATTGCCACCAAGACCAACGCCGCCCCGGAAATCAGTGGGCCTACCCACCCCATGGGCATCAGCCCTCCTTAGTCAACTGCTTATAGACCTGATTGATACCAGTGGCCGCGAGTCCGCTCACAATCCCAACGGCAGCGGCAGTAAGATAATCGCTGGCCGGGAACTCGGGCATAATAAACATGCCGAGAATACCCAGCGCCGCGCCAAATACGCCGCAGATGATGGGAATCCACTTATTGTCCAGTCCAGTGGCCTTGACCACCTGGCCGACCAGAAAGCAGATCACAGTGATAACCGCCACTCCGGTGATACCCAAAGAAGAAATGTCCATGATATGTACCTCCATCAAATCAGATTAAGCCTGTCCAGCACGACAGCCAGCTCCTGCCGGGTCATATTATCGCGGGGACGGGTGCCGTCCAGTACGCCCTTGTCTTTGGCCTTTCCCCACGCTTCAGCGGCCCAACTGTCCGGGGTATCCTCTGCATTGTCCTCTCCCGGTTCGGCTTGCCACGCCACGCCCAGGAACTCACAGATGCCTTTTGCGGTGGCCTCGGCCAGCTTGTCCCGGTACTTGCTATCCTTGAGATACTCCGTGTCCATCTTGTTGGTATGGAAGCCGTACTCAATGAGCGCGGCGGGGGCGTCCGTCTTGGCGAGCACGGTATACATCTCATGCTTGATGGGCTCACTCCGCAGTGTCACTCCCGCCGCGTGAAAGGCGTTGACCAGTTCAGAAGCCAGCGCATTGCGCTTCGCCGTCATGGGCCCTGCGCTGGTGTAGATCTCCAGCCCCGACGCGCTCGACCATCCGCCCTCTCCGGCGGCGTTGGTGTGGATGCTCACAAAGCAGTCCGGCGTTGCCTTATTGCTGATGTTGGCCCGCTCCGTCAGGCTGGGGTAGTTGTCCGCCGTCTTGGTGAGCACCACGCCCACCCCCTTGGCCTCCAGCAGCGGCTTGACACGCTGTGCCATATCCCACGTAAACTCCCACTCTTTGTAAGTGCCGTCCGGGGATCCGTTGACGTTGCCCGGCCCGTGTCCGGGGTCGAGGCATACAGTGTGCTTGCTCATAGGCTTGTCCTCCTGTTCCGGCGGCTTCTGGCCGCCCTGTTTGAGCCAGACGCAAATCCAGTTGTGCACCTTGCGGCTGGCGGTGATGCGCTCTCCGCCAAAGTCACACTGACTGGAGCCGCCCCCATCCAGCATGACGGCGGAGGACCAGCCCAGCCCGGCCAACTCGTCCCGCAGAGTTTCCGGCGTGGCTGCGTCTCCGGTCCCATCGCCAGAGCAATAGAGGGCCAGACTGCCACCACGCAGGCCAATGGCGCTGCGCCCCCGCTTGCCTCCCTGGGCTGATCCGTAGGAGGGCTTATCCACCGGCTTACCGGAGGTAACGAGGGCGGTCACAGCGATAAAGTTGGCCGCTCCCCCGTACTCGGATGTCATGCGGATGTCCGGGCCCTTGTCCCAGGCGTAGCCCATCGGACGCCAGGGCGTGCCGGAGAGCATCGCCCCGCCCACCTTAAGCAGCGGGCAGGGGGTGCCGTCTGGGTTCCACATGCCGCCATTGAGCACGTAATGGGCCTTTGTTTCAGCCTTGACCTGAGAGAGCGTCTTGCGGCAGTTGGTGACTCTCAGCTCAATCCGCTCCACGGACGAGAGCGGGACATATGTAATGATCTTACTCATTTGATTCACATCCTTTTATCCAGCGATCCCGCTGTTGATTACTGTTCCGGGGCAAGCAGCCCGGCCAGCTTCTGGTACTCCTCCGGGGTGAGCCGGTCGGCGGCGAGATAGACATCCATCTTGTCCTGTAGGCCGTCGGTGCGGCCCCGGTCAATGAGCAGCTTGCAGAGGTTGTATACGGTTGTCATGGCGTCTCCTTTCTCATGTGGCAGCGGTGAGTTCCAGCATGCACAGCCGCGCCTCGTGCTCGGACAGCATGTCCAGAGTGATGTCCTCTGCGAGGGGCGGCTGGGGTTCCGGCTCCGGCTCGGGAAGCGCGGCCCGGTCGGCCTCAATTTCTTCCTCGGTGCGCTCTACAGCCTCCCCCTCCTCCAGCTTGTACCGGGGTATCCCGTCCATGGTGTAGACCGGCCCATCCAAATAGTTTCCCTGGGCGTGGTGATATTTGTCGCCGTAGCCTCGGTCAATCTCCGTGCCCCAGTCGGTGGAGACAAAGGCGGAGCTATTGACGGCGGTAATGCGGCCTTGCTCGTCTGTCTGAACATAGACGATGTATGGTTCGAGTGTGTAGTCCATGGTGGTCACCTCCTATAGTTCGGCGGAAAGTGTAATCTTGGCCGTGCTGTTATTACTTCGTAAGAGCTGGGTAGCTTGATTTGCTGGGCACCCAGACAATCCGTTGATTACCATGCTCACTGCGTTTGAGGACATCTGCTGGACGAAGAAATTTGATGCACCCGCTTCTACATTTATAAGTTGCCCACCGCCTCTCAGAAGCCAATTCCCTGTGGCTGCGCATGTCGGCATAATCCGCATCGTAGTAGGTGTTGGTATTGTGATTTCCGCCTCTGTTTCCGAAAAGAACGAACCAACCCCAATATTTGAAAACAATGTGTTGAATCCAGGCAAAACCAGTAGATACCTCTGGCACCGAGCCAGCTCCCCGGCATAATCCGGCGTCTCAAAGAGCTTCCAATTACTCTCCTCGTCCTGGTAAGCGAGGGTTTGGGTGGAGCCAAGCTCCAGCTTAGATGCTTGCAGGAGTACGCTGTTGCCTGCCGAGACGATAGCGCTACAAAAAAACCTGTCCGCCGTATTGTCATAATTAAACTGGACAAATCCAAACGGTTTGATAATGTTTATGATATTTGTCCACGCACTCGGTTTTTCTTCCGGGGCAGACGTGGACATCGATAGCAGGTCTCCATCAACCAGTCCAGAGAGGCAAACTGTTTCTCCCAATAGACGGTCATTTGGAATGCCCAAAAATTGCATGAATTCCAGATTCCCTGTTGTAGCAGTTAAAGTGATTCCATCGCTGCCCAGCGTTGCAGTGCCTTCCCCACTCAGCTTCCATCTGTCTATAAACCCCCCTGAACCGGAACGGCTCGTTTCCCCCCTCTGGTTAATGGGGAACTGCCCGCCGCCCTGCTGGGAGCCGCCGCCCACGAAGTACCAGTTGTCCAGCAGGTTCCGACGGATGGCGATGTTCCTCTTCGCCAAACTCTCATTAAATTCCTGCTCGTTGCCGGTGAAGCCCCCGTCAACCGCCGCCTGATAGGCGCTCTTGCCGGGCAGTCCGAGACCGGCAACTTTTTTTCCGTTTACAACGATAGCCATGTGCTATACCTCCTCCCACTGCCACATGCCGGGACTGTCGGGCGGCCACGTACAGGGAATCATGTCCCCACCCTCGGCAACCTTGTAGACCTTGCCGTTGTAGCTGTAGTGCTTGCCCGCGTGGCAGTCCATGCCGTACACCCACGGGATGGGGTCGTCCGCTGTGCCAGCGTGCTCGCGGTCAATAGGCCGGTAGATGGCGAGCATGCCGTCGTCGTGCGGGGGCATCTCCTCTTGAGGAGTTACCGCCTGCACCACCCGGTAGAGCTGGCCGCCGTCGTTGAGGATACGGCCCGCAGGCAGTTCCTCGCCGTCTGCCAGTACCACCGCCCAGGTGGGAAACAGATCGGGCATGTCCAGGGCGTAGGTGTCGGGGATAGCCGTGCTGGTGGCCGCATAGGCCCTCATAGCGGCGGCGTATTGCGGAGTTAGTTCAGGCTCCGGCGGTCTATTGTCCGGGGCGGCCTGTCCTGTTTCGGGATTGTAGCGCCACCCCTGCTCCACATTGTCCTGTACCTCTACACAGCGTCGTGCAAATGCCTCGCTATACCACTTCTCTGGCGGGAGTGCATACTCCGGGATGATTTCGCGGACAGTGTTATCCTCATTTAAATAGACTGTTTTCATTAAAATCACTCCCTACCGTAAATCGCCACATATCCATCGCCGCCTTTGCCACCTATGCCGCTGGGCTTATACTCGCTGGAACGAAAAGTCCATCCCGCTCCACCACCTCCTCCGCCACCACCGCGGGTACCGTTTTTACCCATTATTGCATTGCTCTGGCCGGTAGCTCCAGCGCCACCATTACCGGCTCCACCGTCACCGCCATTTCCGCCGGGAGTTGGCGGATCATTAAGACTAGGATTGCCCCCTCCGCCACCTCCGCCACCGAAAGGTTTAAACCCAACAATAGAAATAATAGGCCCAGCATTGCCATCGCCATCGCCATTGTTATTATGGCTACCACCACTACCACCTATCATGAGCCAACCAGGAACAATCTCATTGGGGGCGTAGCCACCACCCATGCCACCAAGATTGGCTCTTCCACCACTGCCACCAGGTACGGTAATACCAAAAGCGCTACTGCTCCCACCAGCGGAGCCATTATTAGTGACGGACGGTCCCAAAGAAGAGACTGCACCAGCTCCACCAGTTCCAACAACAATATTATTGTTTTGAATTGTACTGCTATCCAAAACATGGAAACACGCTACGGCCCCACCCCCGCCGCCACCTCCACCGCGCTCTCCACTCGAACCTCCGCCTCCTCCAGCACCAACCACAACCACAAAAACATCTGTATATTTGCGGTCGAACGTATGGGTGTAGCTCCCTGGCGATGTGTATTCCTTTATCAGACTATATCCAATCGAGCCAAGCGCCTGCTCAACACTCGTGTCCACGTACTGCTTGTTGGCGGCGTGGTTTTCGCTGGTCGGCAGCCCGCTTAAAGTGAGCGGACCCGTCATAGTCCCGCCAGTCAAAGGGAGGTATTCGCCTCCGCCCTTCCCCGCCAGCTCGTCTATGGCCTCTTGTACGTTGGTAGCCTCCAGGCCGCTGCCTGTGTTGCTGTAGCCCACATATTCGGCGGAGAGGTCGCCGCCCTCTCCGTCTTCTGTCACCTCAATGGTGTACGGCCCTTCGCCCAGGCTCTCCCCCATCTGCATCGTGCCGCCGCCGGAAACAGTTACAGCATCTGCGGAGTCCTGCTTGTTCTTAGCCAGTTCTTTGATTGCGCCTTGCACATCATCTGAATCAAGGCCACTCGTTCCTTTATCGTATAGAATCTGGCTTGCTCTAAATTGATCTTCCGCTATAATAACCACTTCGGACTGTTCTTGGGGTACAATATTGGCGATAACAGACCCGCCGTAGTCTACAGACGTAGACGAAAAGGAAGCCACACTGTCTGTTACACTCGAAAGTGGAATTACTTTGGTATCGGTTCCTGCCGATATTTTTGAAAGCACGGTTACCCCGTTCAAGACTGCTTGCGTTATTTCAGCAATCGTGTGGTCAGCCGTTCCGAACGGGGAATCTCCAGCCGGTGGCGTTATGTTTACATACATCACAGGCTTGTCTGCCCACTCTGCCCCGTCCTCCGTTTTTTCCAGCAACTGCCCCACAGTTCCGCCATCCGGCAATCCGCTTGGGGCCGCCTGGGGGATTGCGTTGCCTTCGGAGTCAAAGCCTACCACTTGGCCAGCGGTACCTTTCAGCTTGTCTTGCTTGCCTTTTGCTGCATTGTCCGCATATCCGAAGATGTCTTGCGCCTTGCCCTGTGGGTCATATGTAGAAGACTGCATGTCTCCGCTTCCGTCGCCATCCGCACCATTGTAGACAGTGAACTCGTATGAGCTCCCATTGGTCAGCTCAATTGTGTAGGTGTCCGTGGTGCCCGGCGCATGGTTGCCGTCAGTCTGAGAGATGCCCGCAATCCCCACGCCCTCCACGCCGGAAAGGTCGGAGAGATACACCCAGCCAACGCCATCATGCACATAGAGCTTGGAGTTATCCGGGTCATCTACAGTGGAGGCGATGATAACCAGGTCGCCCTCATGCATATTGAGCTTGTCCGCCTCCATAGCCTCCACAGAGGGATAGGATTTCACAATGGAGAGAACAGACTTAATCCCGGTATCGGTATACGCCTGGGTCTCTGCGTTCCATACCCACCAGGTTCCATTCTGCGGCTTCGGCGGTTTTCCGCTGTACTGCTTGGCGGTCTCGGCGCTCGCGCTTGCTTCTTCGGCCTTTGTAGTGGCCGTGCCCGCCGCTGTCTCCGCCCCGCTCTTGGCCGCTTCCGCAGCCCCCTGGGCGGCCTCCGCTTTGCCCTGTGCCGCTTCGGCAGCCGTCCTGGCATCCGCCGCATCCACCGCGT